GGCATGCCAATGCCCGCCCGCCGCCCGCCGCTACCTACCGTGGGCAGCAGTTGTTTCCGCCACTGTTTAAGTGGATTGGCTTTAAAGGGCGGTCCGCTTACGGTTAAATCAGGTCGCGAATAAGAAGGCACAGCGCTATTTGTCGCTAAGCCTTTCCACGTTATATAGGGTGATATTTGCAATAAGGGCATTTATATTAGAGAAATATATTTTAGAATCTTTCTCTAATATAATGATATTGGTAAAATCGCTTATAGTCATATTTCTGATGCTGTTTGTTGCCAAATATTTTTACCCGTTCATAAACTATATGTCCAATACATTTGACGGACGAGAAGGGTTTGCAGACGGTACAGCAAACGGAGTAGGGGCAAACGGAGTAGGAGCAAACGGAGTAGGAGCAAACGGAGTAGAAGCAAACGAAGACGAAAAAGAAGAAACCACCTATACGCCCATGTCCCCTGCGGAAAAACAAGCACAAATGGCCAATGATGCTAGCATAATAAATGATTTACAACTTAAAATTGCCGAATTACAGGAATTAAGCGATAAAGCCACTGACATACGGAACGAACTCAATACAGAATAAAAAAATAAAAATGTAATATAATACATGACCGACCAAGTTTCCGCAATACAAGGACCGGGTGGTCTACAGGCCTTAGAAGATAAAGTTCTCGGTCCTACTTATGATTACGGTGGGCACATAAAGGCGCCAGATGAGATGGGTATGAGCTCGGACGGTAATTTTGACGCCTTAGGTAATGATATCGGTGGGCTGCTCGGGTACATTGATTTATTAGTCTCGGGAGATTGCGGGACCGGGAGTTGTGCTAGCAAGTACCCGAGTGGGGCGACTTTTGGAAAACCTTTAGGGAATAAATTTTTTCTAGACACGGCCGTTGACTGCGAAGATAAAGCCACCGGCAACAAAGTGACTCGGTCGATTTATATCAATAATGTGCCGGACGGGCAAATACCCTTTATTTCCAATATGGGCGGCGGCGTTGGCTTTTCGGAGTTTCGGGGGTTAATGCCTGGTATTATGAGCAATATCGCGCAAATCCATCCCATGCAAATTTTAATGGCTTTTGTCAATGGGGCGAGTCCAACGTGTCAAGCTATAACAATGCCAACGATTGATGCTGTGACAAATGAGCAGAGCACAGCAACCCGTTATGTGATTAATACGGACATTAGCCTTATGCCTGACTCCTGGTTTACTGATGGGGTACCCGCCAAATCCACCTATGATTTAAAGAATGATATATCGGGTAATGCGCCGGAAAAATTTACCAGTAAAGTAGATGCGTATTCGCCGAAATTACAAGCCAGCCGCGTCGATTATAGTAAAATGCCCAACGATGTTGTTATTAAGTTTTATTACAGTGTATTGGGTTTATTGGGGCTGTATATCTTATTACGCTTAATGATGGGGAAAAAACGTTGATTTTTTTAGCAATTACAATTGTTAAAAAAATTAAGTGCGCTTAGACTTCTTAGTTCGCTTAGACTTCTTAGTTCGCTTAGTTCGCTTAGACTTGCTTCGCTTATGCTTCTGAGTGCGCTTAGACTTGCTGCGCTTAGTGCGCTTAGACTTGCTGCGCTTACGCCCACCCCCAGCGGCCGGCGCCGGTTCATTGCCGACCATCTTATTCAAATTAGCCACAAAACCTTGCGCTTTTCCGGTGACTGCTTCTTTAGCGGCATCGAATTGTCCTGTAACTGCTGCCACTGCGGCGGCTTGTTTTTCTTGTACGAAATTTTCACTTTTTTCCGCTATACTCTTTTCTTCAATTGGTGGTTCGGTAGGACAAGGGCAACATTTTTCAGGTCCTGCTGCCTGCACTGGCGCTTCTGCTGGCACTAGCACTTCTGCCGGTGCCTGCGCTTCTGCTGGTGCCTGCGCTGGCACAGCCTCTGGCACCTCACCAGCACCTCCTCTCTTTTTATAGTGTTTTTGTGAATTACGCATTTATATTAACCTAAGATTTTATTTGCCCTTAGGCTTTTACTTGCCCTTAGGCTTTTACGGCCCCTTTCTTCTTGGGCGCCACACAACCATTCGCGCGGCAACGCACTAAAGCATTTTTTACCGAGGTTTGGTCCGGTCCGCTAAAAGAAAGCATTTGGGTATTAACCAAATTAGTGGAGCTTTTGCCCGTGGCTTCAATGCTTTTCAAGTTTGTATGTTCAGATGACGCGCGGGACCCGGAAGCACCGTACCACTTTTTTTTGCCGGAGGGGTGCGTGCCTAGGGGTGTAAAGTTCGGTGGTGTGGTTATTTGTCCTACACTATCAACATTTTGGTTGACGCCTTTATTATAAGCCGCGCGGTTCATGGCGAAAAAACTGCCTTGGGTCATCGTGTCGGGTTTGAATGGCATGCCCATGACAGCGTTTGTACGATTGTTGGGTTGATTTTGTTTGGTGGGAATCGAGGCGGGGCCGACGGTTTGTGGTGGAATGCTCATTACTATATAGTACTTTTAGAAAACAACCTTTTGGGAAAAGGTTGGACCAAAACCCAGCACGAGCTTTTGGACAAAATAGTTATAAATTTATAATTATTTTGTTATATCTCTCAACGTAAATACACACCCGAGCTCGTGCTGGATTTTGCGGCACTTTTTCTAAAAGTGCTTTCTAAAGGCGCTTAAACAATTCCAAAGCCAATAACCCGCCAGCAACTTGTGCGATAATGTAGGGCACTACTTCAGCCGAAGGCATTTTCTTGGCGGCCGCCATCATAATCGTCACGGCCGGATTGAAATTGCCGCCCGAGATTTTTCCACCGAGAAAAATTGCCAAAGCTAAAGCAGTGCCGATGGCGATGGGATTGCCGCCGGTGGAAATAATGACATAAAGAAAGAAAAATGTACCAACGAATTCAACTAAATATTTTTCGAGGGGTGAACTCATATATAATACAACCTTTTAAAAAAGGTTGGGCCAAAAGTACAGAAAAACGTACTTTTAGAAAAAGTACCGCAAAACGTACTTTTAGAAAAAGTACCGCAAAACGTACTTTTAGAAAAAGTACCGCAAAAACCAGCAGAGCTTTGGCACAACCTTAGATAAAATAATTATTAAATCTTTAATAATTATTTTCTTATCTCTCAACGTAAATACACACCCGAGGTTATTCCCGAGCTCGTGTTGGGTTTTGGTCCAACCTTTTCTCAAAAGGTTGTTTTGGTCCAACCTTTTCCCAAAAGGTTGTTTTGGTCCAACCTTTTCCCAAAAGGTTGTAGGTTGTTAGCGTCGCACCCGCGCCAAAGCCTGCGAAACGGTCGATGCCCCCGCCCCACCAAAGCTCGAGTCGTTGTAATTGCGGTTGACCGCTTGCAGTTTCTTAAAACGCACATAATTCGACGAATCGTAGACATACTTTGGGTTGCCAGTGTAAAAAGCCGCACCTTGATTGCTGGTGCCACCGTATTTCGCATGTAAGCGCGAAACGATACTGCTGGCCCCGACTTGATTAGGCGGCTGCCCTAAAAGTGGCGAGGAGGCCGAATTCACGGTACCCGCGGTGTCGCCTGCGTTAAAATAGCGTCTAAAGGGCGTAATCGCAGCCGGGTTGCCAGGGAAGCTGGTAAAGCCAAGCACGCGGCGGAGCGTCACGCGTTCCATTTCACGCGCCCCGCCACCTTCAATACCTGTGCCCGAAAAGCGCCCCCCTGAGCCACCGCCTATCAACCCGCCTTTGGGCTGGCCACCTGGAATACCGCCACCTAATACACTTGGAAATGAATCTGTGGTAAAGCCTGACATTTTCTATACATTAGCACAATAAAAAAATTGAATTATTTTTGAGAGATTATAATTCAATAAAAATGGCTATTTTACTCGAAAAATGGTATTTGGCCGAGAATGGCAGCATAACTGCGTGGGTTCCGCAAAAACTCCACACTTCGTCGCTCTATTCAGCCTTGCGAACTTCTCCGTGTTATACCGGCAAGACAAATGGCGTTCATAGCGACGATGGTCGTTCTGCTGTCGATGGACTCTGTATTGAGTATCAATATATTATTCCATTAACCCAACTCAAACAGCGCAAAGTGAAATGGCAGTGGCAAGGATTTTACGAGGATATCATCTTGGAATTTGGCATTGAACAGCATATCTATGAATACACTTATCAAGAAAAACAAACGCTCAAACAAATCAATGATATTATAAACAAACTCAATGAGCCACCCAAAGAATATTATCCGCATAATTTTCGGCTCTCGGAAGGTGTCGTCTTGTGCCAACAGTGTGGCGAATTCTTAAGTGATTTGAAAACAACCTTTAGGAAAGGTTGCGCCAAACTTTAAACAACCTTTAGGAAAGGTTGCGCCAAAGCACTTTTCAAAAAAGTGCCGCAAAACCTTATTATCAAGTTTGGTGTGTTTTGCGGCACTTTTACAAAAGTGCGGATTAGATTTGGAATATTTCCTTCGTATTATAATGATAACTATACCTGTTCACTTTTATTTTTAATTTTTCAAGAATTGTTCTATATGCTGCTAATTTATCCTTATTTATATTTTTGTCATCGGCTGTTATTCTTGATTCAATCTCAAGTATTTTTTCATAAAATGTCATCATAAATTTGTAATTTTTTAAAAATGGCAAAGGATTTTTTATAAGAAATTCACATAATTCCATCACGGTTTCAATGATTATATTTGTATCATTTTTTTTTAATGCGTCTGCAAGATTTTCGTAATGCACTTTACAATCATTTATAAGGTTCTGTGTTTTTCCAGGTGTAAGTGGTGTTCTCGGCGTAAGCGGCGTTTTTGGAGATGACGACGCATCTCCGCCACGTTTTGTCGTGCGTCTAGCTCTGCGTCTATTCGCTGTGCGTCTAGCCGTGCGTTTTGTATGTTTTACCATATATATATATAAACATTAAACGCTCTATTAAAGTATGTGGCTCTGTTGTTTTCCCAGAAGAAAAACAGCCTATTTAAAAAATATATCGTATAAAGAAACCACGTCTTTTATACCGCAAATTCGCTACGCCAAAGTCATCAAAGTCTATGACGGCGATACGATTACTGTGGCGGCTAAATTACCCTTTGCCGATTCACCTGTCTATCGTTTTAGTGTGCGCTTTCGCAGTATTGATTCCCCTGAAATTAAAGGCAAGAGTAAAAAAGAATGTGAGATGGCCCTTCAAGCGAGAGATGCGTTGCACGCTTTGATTTTTGGGCAAATCGTGGAACTGAAAAATAACGGCAAAGAAAAATACGGGCGGCTCTTGGCGGATGTGTATTATAAGGATATCCATGTGAATCAGTGGATGCTGGATAACCATTATGCGGTGAAATACGATGGGGGTAAGAAAATGGTGGGTTGGGAGCACTTTTGAACTTGTTCCATGGAAAAGTGCGTGCTTTAAACACGACAAATTTTCCATTTGGAAATACTCGGTACGACGATGACTTGATTATGGCAATTTATCAAGGAACGCTTACCCATCCATTTGCCAATCACGTGCCATTCGTTTGGGTATTGTGCATACTTTTGATTTCCATCATCATACACATTTATTTTATAAATATGCTCAGTATTCGGTGCAAAATAAAGCCAGTCCATATACAACCTATAAAAAAATCTTTAAATAAATTTGGTCCTAATGGTTTTGCGGCACTTTTTCATGGAACAAGTTCAAAAGTGCGGTCAAGCTTATATCCTTCCAAGGATTGATAATACTGTTCTTTGTCATATTCATCGGCGCTACAATCACCACACATTTTTTCTTTGCTGCATATTTCATTGTATTTATCGCATCTAGATACCTTCGGCGTTTGTTTCAGGGAGTCCATTTCTTTTTATTTTTAAAAATAAAAAAAGAAAGAAATTCAATTTTATCCCAGCACTTTTGAAAAAGTGCCGCAAAACCGTACTTTAAAATTTACTGCGAGGGTGGTACTTTTTTGAAAAGTACGGGTTTCAAATAATATATAAATAATATATAAATATGGAAATTTGTTATCCTGCGATTCTATTATTTATTTTAGGAATCTTAATTATTATTCAAGCTAGTAGAGCAGGGTTGTATTGGAAGGCTGGGCCATTTTTTGCTTCGCCTGTTTTTATTTTTGCTTTTATATGCTATTATTTATGTAAAAAAGGTCATAAAAAAATGGCCTGGGCTATGCCATTAATTGCTTTAATATTTACAGGTGCTTTATTAGCCGGCGTATAATATTACTTTTTACACCTTTGGACAATTATAATACCGATTTATTTATTTATACAATATAAATGGTACAAACACATCGTCGTAAAAAAATGCGAACAAGAAAACACAAAGGGGGTGCTCCTACGCCAGCGCAATTAAAATGGGCTTCTAAGGGACTAACGCGTAAAAATCGTCCACCACCTTTAAAAATAAGTAAATCATCAAGTCCAACCGATAGTTCAAAATATGTATACAACCCTCTATCACCAAGACATGCTAAGAAACTAACCGAAATACGAAAACAGAAAATGATAAACAATCCTCTATCTCCGTCATATCAATTGCATTTCATGGAAATATATAATATACCAGAACATATGGACCAAGATACGCAATATTTTGTTATAGATGATGATAAAACAGGAGAGATTTTTGAATTTGGTATGGATGACACACAACTAAAAAGAACTGGATTCGCATACATTTATAGTGATGGTGAATATAAATGGGAAAAATTATTAGGCGGTTAAAATGTCCAATGGTGTAAATATAAAAAAGAAAGAAATTTAATTTTATACCACAACCTTTGGGAAAGGTTGGACCAAACCTTCCTTTAAAATTTACTGCGAGGGTTTTGCGGCACTTTTTCAAAAGTGCGTTAGGTCATAATCCGCGGCGCGATATTCATCGATATCAATTCTTGGAACATCAACTTACACGCATACGGTAATTCCACATAATCAAAGTCTATACGGTTATCGCAGGTTTTACAATAGTGGATATGCATCTGGTCATTGAAGGCCGCAATCAAGCCACAGCGTTTACAGACATGGACCCGGAACGCATCCGACACATCGTACATCCGTTCTTTCGTGAACCTGGACGCACCATGTGAGCACATACAATCACGTTCCATTTCCCCAAACCGCAAACCACCGTCCTTGGACCGCCCTTCCGCCGGCTGCCTGGTCAAGTTCACCATCGGCCCAATACTCCGGCTGTGATGCTTGTCCGAGACCATATGTTTCAAGCGTTGATAGAAGACTGGTCCCACGAAAATGGATGTTTCGATTTGCTCGCCTGTTAAGCCGTTGTACAAGAGCTCATTGCCATTGGATTCGTACCCCACTTTCTGGAGTTCTTTACAGATGTCTTTGATGTCGAATTTGCCAAAACTCGTGCCATCGCCAAAGAGGCCTAATTCCAACAGGGTTTTCCCAAGCACCGTTTCTTTCAATTGCGCAATCGTCATGCGCGACGGAATCGCATGCGGATTAATGATGATATCCGGTTTCACCCCGCTGGGTAAGAACGGCATATCACACTCGGGTATAATGTTCCCAATCGTACCTTTTTGCCCATGCCTGCTACTAAATTTGTCGCCAATAATCGGTTTGCGCACCGTCCGGAGGCGCACCTTACAGAAATTATAGCCGTCGCCATTGCGTTCGATGTAATTTTTGTCGATATAGGTCTCTTCGCCGCCCGTCCGGTGAATCCGGCTCTGGTCTTCGTATTTGATGCGCTTGGTGTGGTCGTTGCGCGCATCTTTAATTGGCAAGACCTTGGCAATAATAATATCGCGGTTTTCGACTAAGGTGTTCTCGGGGATGACGCCATTGGCATTGACTTTCTCATAATTCCCGAATTTCATGCCCTTGGTTTTCGTCGGGTCGGGTTTACAGCGGATTTCTTCGTCGCCGTGAATCTTCTTGTCTTCGTCTTTTTCCGTATGATAGATGGTCGCCTGAAAGAGGCCGCGGTCAATCGAGCCTTTGTTGAAGAGGATACTGTCTTCTTGGTTGTAGCCGGTGTGCGACATAATGGCCACGATGACTTGGCAGCCCGAGGGGATTTTATTCAATTCAATCATATTCATGACCCGGGTTTCGACGAGCGGCCGCATGGGATACGTTAAGACATAGGCCGTCTTGTCCATCCGGTTGTCGAAATTTGTCACATACATTCCCATCGCCTGCTTACCCATGGCACACTGGTATGTATTACGGGGCGATTGATTGTGCTCAGGGAACGGAATACACGACGCCAAGATACCGAAAATAGTGCTCGGGTGAATTTCGCAGTGGGTATACTTGTACATAAATTGGTCCGACTTATTTTTTGTTTGCTGCGTGATAAGCATTTGCGGCTCCATCGCAATCATGCTCATGTTTTGCTCGGCGGAATCGATGTATTCCAAGATACTCTCGGGTATGCGACAATCCGTCGCCAAATCTTCCCAGGTTAATTCCTTTTTTTGGAGTTTGATAATCGTCTCTTGGGTCAGTATTAACTGATTATCTCGGACACGCAACACCGGCCGCACCAGCCGGCCAGCATCATTACAGACCCGAATTTCCTTGCGCGGGATATCAAAGATAATCGACGTGTAAATATTGATAATGCCTTTGTATTTTTTCGCTTTGAGCGAGTGATAGAGCTCGAGTGGCTGCCGAACAATCCCGAGCCAGGTGCCATTGACAAAGACTTTGACCTGCCCGAACAGTTCTTTCTCAGTTAATTTGTCTAAGGGCACCACATAGGGTTCGACATAATCATAGAGCGAATTGCTATTACAGGGTATGGTGACCCGGGCCATGTAGCTCATATTTTTCACCACACCAACACTTGCGCCTTCTGGGGTTTCGGCTGGACACAAATAACCCCAGGAAGAGGGCGGCAAGCGGCGCGGGGCTACCAGTTTGCCAGCCTTGTCAATCGGCGTGTTAATGCGGCGCAAATGACTTAAACTCGAAATATAGGTCAAACGATTCAACACTTGTGCGACACCGACCTTGTTGCTATTGATTTGCTTAACGCCGAAATCACCCGTAGCAAGCGCGCGCTTCAGACCATTTTCAATGGTTGTCGGTTTGACAATTTTATAAATATTGGTCATATTGATAATCGACGCATAATCGTCGGTCGACCGCCACGACCCGTTTTTGATTTCGCGAATGGTCTGCTTCTGCATGTCCTTCACCATCTTGTTGAAATAGTTGCGAAAGAGATTATTGAGTAAGGTGCCGGTCAAATCCACGCGTTTATTGACAAAACAGTCGCGGTCGCTGACAGGTTCCCAGCCGAGACTACATTTCAAGAGACAGTTGGCCATATAGCCGAGAAAGTAGATTTTCTGCTCGGTCGTGCGGCAGTGTGGAAACAAATCATTGTTGAGAACTTCTTGTGCGAAATTGCGTTTGAGTGTAGCACCCGTTTCTTTGTCAATGCTGATATGCGTCGTGAACATGATGTTAGCTATAATCTGTTTCATCGCGCATTCTTGCGTTATAATTTTGTTGGCTTCCACAATAGACCCTTGTAAACTCGTCATCAGGCTTTCGGTTTGTTCATGCGTGATGTCGAGCACAATGCGCTTACAAATGTCCTCGTCACTAATGACACCGAGTGCGCGGAAAACAACGAACAGGGGAAGGGGATTTTTTAGGCGCGGAATTTGGAGCCACAGGCCATTCCCGAACCCGTTGTTTTTGGTGGCGACCGTTAAGGAGAGTTGCTTGGGTGAAATACACTTGTAATCCGGCACGGACTTGATTTCGGCCAGCCAACTCCATTTGCTGTTGTTCTTGGAGATATTGTAGCATTGGACGAGATTTTCGGCGGCGCGTTCTTGACCAATGACGGTTTTTTCCGACCCATTGACGATGAAATAGCCGCCCGAATCCATCCGGCACTCGCCGCTGACATTGTACGGAATATGCTTGTATTGTTCCAAGATACATATACTGGACTTTAGCATAATCGGCATCTTGCCAATATGAATGCTAGGCAAAACGCGGTTGAAGGTATGGACCGTTTCGAGCAAGGGGCCGCTCCGCACGACAAATTTAATGTTTAAATCAATCGTCATTTCGCCGGCATAAGTGAAATTGCGGTCGCGGGCTTCTTGCGGAAACATGCTTTTGGTGGCGCCATTGATTTCGTGGATTTGGGCTCGAAATATATTGAAATTTTCACACGTGACAAACATTTCGAGCCGGTATTTATTGACAGCTTTATCTAAATCATGTTCAGAACAAATATGGACAGGATTAAACATGGAAATCGTGCGCGGCACTTGGTATTGAATGAAATCATTGTAGGATTCTACTTGGTGCTCGACCAAACGCCGCAAATGGCGGCCGCGGAAGCACGAATCGATAATAATATGGGGTTCTTCGATATAGTTATTCACGTCGATAGGCGAGCCTTTGTTGTCTGCGGTTTGTGCCGTTTCACTTGCACTTGCACTTGCGTTCTGTGCCGTTTCACTTGCGTTTTGTGCCATTTTAGAATTATATTTACCATTAACCATACGTTGTAAATATAAATCAATTTATTTTTAAATTGTTATATTATAGAATGACTTTACCGCTTTCGCCACTTGCGTTAAGTGGGGGTGCAACGAGCAAGAAAAAAAGTAAGGCCAAAAGCAAGTCCAAAGGCAAGTCCAGCAAGGGCAAAAGCAAGGCCAGAACAAAAAAAACAAAGAGCAAGACCAAAAGCAAGTCAAGTAAGGGCAAAAGCAAGTCCAAAAGCAAGTCCAAAGGAAATGCAAAGACAAAAAAAACAAAGAGCAAGTCTAAAAGCAAATCCAAAAGCAAGTCCAAAGGGAAGGCAAAGACAAAAAAAACAAAGAGCAAGTCTAAAAGCAAGGCAAAGAGTAAGGCAAAGAGCAAATCAAAGACAAAGGCTAAGTCAAAAACAAAGAGTAAGTCCAGAAGCAAGACAAAGACAAAAAAAACAAAGAAGTCAAGCAAAGCAAAGTCCAGAAGCAAGTCCAGAACAAAAAAATCAAGAAGCAGGTCTAGAAGAAAGGCAAAAAAAGGCAAGTCCAGAAATGTTATTGTATTTGGGCGTAGCAAAGAAGTACAAAACCAATTACGAGAATTACATGAAATAGAAAAAGACATCATCAATCGACGCAATATTGAAGAGAGATTGTTAAACGAACAACTGGCGGAAAATGCGAAGAGAGAACATGCTTTGAAAATGCAAATGTATAAAGCGCCAGTAAAAAAGTCATCATCGGTAAAAAAGTCATCATCGGTAAAAAAGTCATCATCGGTAAAAAAGTCATCATCGGTAAAAAAAGCAACACCTTTTGTCCAAGCGCCGCCAGTTGTCAGAGCGCCCTCGATAAAAAAAGTACCCTCACTTAAAAAGGCATTTTCATTTTCACCAAGTCCTGTCGCTTCTTTAAAAAAAACAACATCAATTAGCCCTATGGAAGAAGCCGTCATAAGTGAACAAGACCTCACTAATCTGGATGAAGAGTCATTGCCGCCGACTTATTCATCGCAATTACCGGAATACACGAATGAAATGGGCGCAGATGAAATAGATGACTATAAACCAGAACCACTTAATTTATCCATTGAACCAACACCCTCGCTCAGTTATGCCGCTGATGAAGATTTAAGCTACCGCGATTAATTTGTGATACTATAACTTGTCTATCAACACCGCCTTCGCAATCTTTTTCATTATTTTGTTTTCACTATCCACAAACTCCCCTTTGCCACCCATGGCCTGCCCTATCATCTTGACATAGACATCATTGAGATGGTGCTGCGTATTCATACAGTTGGGATTAGCCTGACTCCACGGCACCAAAAGCGAGCTGTTTTTATAAGTCACGTGCTTTATGGCGAGGCGGAGCTTGTCGTAGGTGGCATTTTCTTTTTCCCAGACATTGTCGTCTTTGACATACATTATCTCTCTTTTTCCATCACTACAATGTATCGGGCGCTTGTAAATATCCAATTCACCGAGTTTGCGAATAACAATATTGCTGATGCCTTCCACGTAGCCGAGCGTCCCCACATCCTCCAAGTCCGAGAGTTCCAGCGTCATCGAATTGACAAAATCCATAATGTTCATCGCGTCCTTGCACTGCTCGTTTAAGAAGACCTGTAAGTTAAATGTTTTGTTGTTATTATGGCTATTCGTAATAACAGTACTATTGCTCTTTTGATAGAGTTCCAACATTTGTTTTTGAAAATCTTGGTTTTGTTTTTGTAGCTCCGCATTGTTTTTAACCACTTCTAAAATCAAATGCTTAAAATCCTGATTCTCTTTTATTAAGACTTCCATGACGTTCTCTTTCTCATAGAGCTTGGGTTTTTTCTCGGGTAGGGGTTCGACAATAGATACTACAGGTTTACATATTTTATTGTGTTTCCATAAACCCGAGTTTGTGTTATAATGTTTGGCGCAATATTGACATTTAATCTCCTTTGCGACTTTTGCGATTTCCATCGTGTCCGTTTGCGTTCCTTTGATGTGCTTCAAGCTAGCTAAATGTTTTTTTAAATCACTTGCTTTGCGGCAAGAATACTGACATATTTCGCAATTAAATTTCAAAGGATTTTCTATATTTTCATTTATTTTTTTTAATTTTTCAATATGTTTATTTGTATTATTATGATTTTCGATTGATTGATTTTTAAAATTTATATTGCATATTTTACAAAAAAATACTGGTGTTGCTATGGGTTTATTTGTAACTTTGGGTTTAATGCTCTTTTTAATTTTTGGTTTAATTATATTTTTAATTTTTGGTTTGGGAAAAGGTTCAATGCTATTAAGCGTTGCATTTAAGGCATTAAAATATTCCTGTTCCTTTTTTCGTGCTTCATAATGGTCAGCGCAATTAAAAAAATTAAGAATCTCCATATGCCAATTTGCCCAACCACCGTTCGCCCGAATCACCTCATAGAGTTTACACTTATAGTTATTTGTTTTATTATTTATACAGCTTTGTTTATGCGCGTGTTTCCGTTGTACAAAATTGGTTGTATGTCCAACATAAACATCCGTTATTGTTTTGTCTTTACATGTGATTTTATAAATAATCGTATTAGAGTAATCTATTTCGGTCTTGGGCATTTATATATATGTTTATTTTATTTTTATATTAAAATTATCTTATTAAAATTTAATATTTCCATATGGATATAAACTATCTCGCCTAAACTTCCCTCGAAAAATAAGACAAAAAATTAGCATCACAAACTTTTTCGTGAAAAAATAAAAATGAGAGCATTATGCTCACAAGTCGTTTTTTCCGTGTTTTTACAGAGGCGATTCGGCCTTTTCGGAAAATGGACATTTTTAAAAATGTCCAAAATGCATTTCTGAAAAACAAACGCCAAAATTCAATGATTCTTGTTCGATACTTTTACGTAAAGTTATACATCGAACATGGAATTATAGAATTGGAGATGAAGTTTGCGGCAGTAGGCGTAGGTGGGAATGTATTTCGCCCGGGCGTACGCTTGCTGGATAGTATAGGCGGCCGCATACTCTTTTTTGAATTGCTCTTTGGCGATGGTTAAGGGGTTAATGGCTAAGACATAATAATTCCAGGGTTTTTGGTAATACTTTTCGATAAATTCAGGCGTTACATTGGGGTTATCGGAGATTCCGTGCCAGATGACCCGCTGGATGTCTTCAAATTGATTATTAATATAGCCCAGCTTTTTTTCAATTAAAGCGAGCGATACATTGCCGGCGTCCCAGCGGTGCGGAATGCCGTTCGCGTCAAATGTTACACTCTGTGTTTTTTTGTTCGCATATTTGTGTCGTAAATATCGCATATACGACTCTTCTTCGCGGGATTTATTTTCATATTCAGCTCTATCCCAGGGTTTTTTCGGGTTCTTTTCGATGTATTCCAGCGGTATCACGGGATTGCTTGTGAGCCCGTGCCAGCACCATGTTCTTTCATTGGTATCCGTCGAACCAAACTGATTGTACTTCTCGATTTTTTCAAAAGCTTTCACAAACTTGGCGGCGAATTGGTAATCCATGGTGGTAGTTAAGCAAAAACGATTAAAAAAAAACTATTTCAATTTTCTAGGGGGCTTGGCCCCCTACAAACCCCATAGCCGAGAGATGGGGTGCTTGGGTGGGTGCTTGGTTAGGTGCTTGGTTAGGTGCTTGGTTAGGTGCTTGGTTAGGTGCTTGGTTAGGTGCTTGGGTGTGCTTGGTGGGTTCTTGGTTAGGTGCTTGGGCGAAAATTTACGGCATTTATTTTAAACTATTCGATTTTAAAATAAATAATCTGCCCCAACTCGAGTCGAATCGAAATGTCCATGGTGTATCTATTCATTCGCACCATATGGAGGATTTCCTTCATTGCACCGTTGGCGTCTTTCCTTTGCACTGACATTTTCGCGACCGAAGACCAATAATAGCCGTTATAGCCTTTCATGTCGTCCGCATACATGTTATATGTGGTAGTTTGTAATAATCTCTGGGCGGGCAGCAAAGGCCAGATGTCGTTCAAAATTGATTGATACTTCTTTTTCCTTGATATTATAGTGTCGCCGCGTTTTACTTCACATTCTATAATAGTTGAGTTGATTAGCTTGAGCGCCTCGAATTCGGGTTCCGTTATATAGCGTCTGCGCGGAGTGAGTATAAGAACGCCCTCCACGATTTCTTGCAGATAATTGGCGATATCGGGAATACGTATTATTTCTGCCATTTTGTTATTTACTTTTCCCCTTTCCTTTTTTCTTCTTTCAATTTTTTGATGAATTGTGACACCTCCTAACCAAGAACCTAACCAAGAACCTAACCAAGCACTCACCCAAGCACCTAACCAAGCACCTAACCAAGCACCTCGCCAAGCACCTCTCCAAGCTCCCCACCCAAGCTCCCCGCCTCTCGGCTATGGGGGTTGTAGGGGGGTACCCCCTATTACGTAAGACATCTACATAAATTAATATATCTAATTACTATGAAATACGTATGTGTCGCCACTGAAATGAAACTGTATCTGCCTTATCTAAAACAACTGCTGCCGGATTTAGTCATTCTCGGCTTAAATACACCCTGGGAAGGTTTTATAACCAAATACAAATTGCTGCGCACCTATCTCGCGACCCTGCCCGACGAGACGCCAGTGTGCTTTATCGATGCATATGATGTGCTGCCAACGAAACAGTTTGAACACTTGGAAACCAAGTACTTGGCTTTTATGGAAAGCCACCCGGCAGTGAAAATCATCGTGGGCTACGATAAGGTCGATAATTTTCTACATGAATATCTGTGTCAACTTATCTTTGGTATGGTGGATGCGCTGCGATTGAATAGTGGCCAATTTATCGGCAGGGCCAAACATATTCGAGAGATGATAACACATATTTTTGACACAACGGCGGATTTTCAAACGGACCAAATCGAAATGACGAAATACGCGAATCAATTTAAAGCGGAAGTCTATATTGATGAGCCGCAAGAATTCTTTTATGTCAAGAGCCGGCCGTTGCAGCAGGTTTTGCTGCCAAGTGTAGGAGCAAACGTAGTAGGAGCAAACGTAGTAGGCGCAAACGTAGTAGGAGCAAACGTAAGCACTGCTGCCTTCATTCACGCCAACGGAAATGGTTTGCTAGACAAGTTTCTTCGCATGGAGCACGGTATTCAAATCAATGAGAGATGGTATTACTTTATAGAGAATCTGCGTGGGGTTTTCAAAAAAATTATCATTTACGATAAGATATACATCAAACGGAAACTCGCAGCTTGGGGGCTGCTTCGCTTTCCCCCTGACCCTCCGAACTAAGGGGGACACCCCCCTGACCCCCCGAATTAATAGGTATGTTCTAGGGAGGGCGGACGCACTAAGATGTTCCACACCAAAGCACAACGGCGGGGGGTCAGGGGGCAGCAGCCCCCTATTTTATTAGCTTTACATATATTATATGGTCTGTTCCATCAGCTGTTCTATTTCTTTCATTTTTATAGTCGGTATGATTTATTTCTATAATGCCACTAACAAAAATACGACCATCATGCACTATAAATCACAATTGAATGCGGAGCAGCGGCAAGCGTACGACCAAATCGCCAAAGAACGTTTACATATAAGTATGCAAGGGTATATTTTAGGTTTTGTTTTTTCGCTTCTCATCATTTATTTCAACTATGAGAAAAAACACTTGAATCCGTCGGCCGTCGTCTGTTTAGTTTTAGCGACCAGTTTCCTGACAAATTATTTTTACTACATGTTAAGCCCGAAAAGCGATTGGATGTTAAATCACGTGGAAAGTCAGGAACAAACACAAGCATGGCTTTACATGTATAGGAATATGCAATATTATTACCACGCAGGACTCGTTTTAGGCATACTGGGTCTCGGCGTTTTCGCGTATGCGTTCAGATGCTAGCTTGACACACGAAGAAAGAGAGATTATCTCCTATTAGTATATAATGGATTTCTTTTCTTTTAATTATAAGCCGAAAGATTTCAAAGGCAAAACGCCAAAAGAGATTGTCGACATGAAGCCAAATAAAGTAGGCGATGATTTTTTTACAAAATACGCGGAAGAAATAAAAACCTTGTCAGAAGAGGAAATCAACGCGATTCAATTATTAAGCGACTTAAAGAATAAAACGAAAATTCTGGAGAAATGTTATACCAAACGTGGCCACCATTCGGTTGTGCCAGGGCATAAAGCGATGCCGCAACCGGCGGTGGCTACACAAGCGGCCGATATGCGAGAATTAGTGCCGGCGCAAACAGGGGGCAAGCGTAGGGGCAAACGTAGTAGGAGCATACGTAGTAGGGGCAAACATAGTAGGGGCATACGTAGTAGGGGCAAACGCGGTGGCAAGAAGACAAAGAAGCGCGGTGGCAAGAAGACAAAGAAGCGTGGTGGTGCCATTCACCCCATAAAAACATCAGCATAAAAACATCAGCATAAAAATATAAGCATTATTATTTAAACATATTTATGTATGATTAAATAATGTTAAACGATTTAAAAAATGAAATCATTTTGCTGCCGCCCACCACACCGGTGGTTATTTATATCGGCGTGGGCGCCGCCGCCAATCTAACGAATAATTTGCCGCAGAGCGATTATCAACAGTTTCCGCCTTTTCTTCAAGATATACATAATCAGGTACCCGACCTACATACATTTTTACTACTGCTCGACCCCCGCCAAGAAAGTCCACCCTATGTTGCCGTCGATTATGAATTACCGGATTGCCATAATCATTATGGACAGGACCGGTTGAAAGTTTTCGCCTACCCAAAAGCGGTTTATACCGAACCAGACTTTAACCCACCGGAGGGTGGAGAGAATATCACGGCGATTTTGCGCGAGCTGAATCAATTCGCCCAAGAAAAAAACCTAACTTTGGTCTATCACGATTTTTCTGGCCGGAAAACGGCATTGCTAGCCGAGTATTTTGACCACGAGTTGCGAGGTCATTTAGACCAAATTGTCTACGGTTTGAGTGCGCGCGAAGACCATGGCTGTTTTTTTGATTTGACACAGGCGTACTTTCCTTTCCGGGTAGACCTTGATAAGGCCCGCCCAGTTGTAAAACTGTTTAATTATTATAAATACATAGTGTCCAATACTTACCAGGAGAGTCAAGCGGAATTACTGGGATATGAAATGCGCCACTTGGCCGACTTACAAAGAAACCAAATCATTCAAATTCGGTTGAATCAATTAAAAAATACGAATCTCTCTTTGTTGAGACAAGTGCGGAAAATAATATTGAACCCTCAAGAGGAGGCGGAAGCAGAGCTATATATTATTAACGACCTTCCTTATCTTTATCGGCAAATGTTTATCGACCTTTATACCGAAAAAGAATACGATTTATTGTATGAACTCCTCTTTAATTACAGCGCGAATGATTTAGATGGCCTGGCCAAATTAAAAGGCATGGATATGACGGGGGAAGAGATATTAAAATTTATAACCTTGGATGAAAATCCGTATAAGTGGTATAATGTTATAAATGAAATAATACAATAAATAAAATAATACAATAAAGCTGCGCCAGCTTACTGTAAGAGCTCCAAATCACTAACATTCCAATATTCTACACCGCCATTCGGGTAGGGGCGTTTGATAATGAAAGGCATTTTTTTCTGTTCAAGTTCCAGTAAGGCAATCTGATAACCGTCAATAACATTAATTGGCACTTTCACAAAGGCCCTGGCACCCGAATCTAGTTGTTTGGCCCGCTGCCCAATAACCCGGGTCATTTCATATTTTGTCAGAAAGGGTATTGTTTTATGGAGCGGGTCGATAATAATTCCGCGGCCATCACGGGAAACACGGGTCAGCGCTTTAACTTCTTCGTAATTGTGCATTCGGGCTTCGGGGTGGTGGTCCATAATGAAATTCTCCCGCAAACTCGAATCAAACTTTTGTAAATAATTCACATCCTCTTCCTCATCCTCTTCATCATCATCATAATTCTGTGCGGCTGTTTTTTTTGTTGTTTTTAGCATTTCAATACCAATGCTATTCACCGTTTTTTTCCCGCTTTTCTTTATTTTTTTGGTTTCGCCTTCCTCTTCTGCCTCCTCCTCTTCTTCCTCTTCTTCCTCTGCTTCCTCTGCTTCCTCTGCTTCCTCTGCTTCCTCTGCTTCGCTTGCTTCTTCTTCGCTTGCTTCCTCTTCTTCCTCCTCTTCTTCAGCTACTACCGCTTTTACGGTTTCTTCTTCGCTTTCATCAACATCGCTTTCTTCAACGTCACTTTCTTCAATGTCGCTTTCGACTTCTTTCAACGAAAGTTCATTCTTTTTTGTGGTCATTTTTGTGTCTTATGTATTATACTATAAAAAAATTTAAGTTATTTTCAATTTTATTACTTATAATCGATTATCGGTGCGCCAGGTTGTATCACAGTGTACACATAAATAAACATATTTCATATTGGTATCATCGTAGCGAATATAAATAACTTCGCGTTGATTTGTTTCGGGTTCTTCGAGAATCGTTTCTAATTTTTCTGCTGCTTCGCTTGCCGCTAAACCTTCTGGCTCGGCTTTGCTTGCGGCTTTGGTTGCGGCTTCGCTTGCTGCTTCGCTTGCGGCTTTGCTTGCGGCTTTGCTTGGCACTGCTTTGCTTGCGGCTTTCAATGTTGCTTTTAGTGTGGCTGCCGCTTCTTTTTCCGCGGCTTTGCTTGCGGCTTTCAGTGTGGCCGCTGCTTCTTTTTCTGCGGCTTTCAGTGCCGCCGCTTCTTCTTTCAATGTTGCTTTCAGCGCCGCTGCTGTTTCTTTTTCTGCGGCTTTCAGTGCAGCCGCTGCTTCTTTTTCTGCGGCAGTTTTGGGTGCGCCGCCTTTCATATTACTACTACATTCTTGGTTCGGGCATTTAATCGTGTTGATGCGCGGCAACGTGGGGTCATATTTCGTATATTCATTCACCGTGTGTGTGTATTTTTTCTCACTAGAGAGCAATTGGATATCCGAGACACAAATGTTCGTCGTATTCAAGGTCGTATCTTCATGTCCGCAATTGCGGCAATAGTAGACTAAGGTATTGCCAATAATACCCTCTTCGTCTTGGATTTTCAAATAATACATATTGTGACATTCGGTACAGAACTGCATTTTCGGATTAATATATACTTTGGCTATAATATTTAATTCAATTTTATATTATATTATTTTACAATAAAGATAAATAGATATAAAGCCATCTTGCTATGATAATAGAGAGATGTCCATCGTCCAAGATTACCTCGACTTAACCAAGCAATACCAAGCCGAGTATGGCAGCAAAACTATCGTCTTAATGGAAGTGGGGAGTTTTTTTGAAGTGTATGCGCTTATAAAGCCCGATGGCAGTTATATGGGCAGTCCGATTGAAGAATTTGCGAAAATAAACGACATGGTCATTGCGAAAAAATCCAATGTTATAGTGAATAATTATCCCGTCGTCATGGCGGGCATGGGCACCGGGTACGCTGAGAAATACATCCAAAAACTCCAAGACCATCATTATACCGTCGTTATTTTTAAACAAGACTTGGACAATAAAACGGTACGCAGTTTATCCGAAATCATTTCGCCGGGCACGTATTTTCCGTTGGAGAATGAGAACTTAACCAACAATATCATGTGTATTTGGCTCCACAAAGCCAAGGCAACCCGGTCCTTACCTTGCCAAGCGACCATCGGCTTGGCCAATATTGATATTTACACGGGGAAAACGGCACTCTTTCAGTTTCAAACCGCATATAATCATAGCCCGGCGACATATGATGAACTCGAGCGCTATATTTCGGCCTACAAACCGAATGAATGCTTGTTTGTGGCGAATATAGAAGCGCATTTAATCGATGAGATTGTCGGGTTTGTGGGGCTGGAGCAGACGAAAATCCATAAAGTGTCAAGCGCATCAGGCCAAAGTGCAAGCGCAGCGGACAAAAGCGCAAGCGCAGCGGACCAAAGTGCAGCCAAGCAAAATAACATGGCAACCTTCGTTAAAAACGCCGAAAAACAAATCTACCAAATCGAAATCTTGAAAAAATTCTTTCCCCAGCTCTCGGCCTTTCCGGAAATGTTCCCCACCCACTCTATCGCCCTCCAAGCCTTTTGTTTCCTTTTAGATTTTGTCTACCAGCACAGCCCGAATCTCGTGAAAAAATTAACCGAACCTGTCTTTGAAAACTATACCGACCGGCTCATATTATCAAACCATTCACTCAGTCAATTAAATATGATTGATGACACGCGTCATACCGGGCGCTTCAAGTCCGTCATTAGCCTTTTAAACAATTGCGTGTCCACCATGGGCAAACGCCAATTTAGTTATAAGCTCCATTATCCGATTACCCACAAACCGACCTTACAAGCCTCCTACGATATGACGGAGTATCTGTTGGCGCAAGGGGAACCTTATTTCTTGAGTATTCGGCAAAAATTGAGCTCACTGAGTGATTTAGAGAAATTCGCCCGCAAAGTGGTGACCCGCAAACTCTTGCCGAAAAATTTTGCCGCTTTCGCCGACGATTTAACACACTTGGCCAGTTTAGCGGCGATACTTAAAACAGATACAACTATTCAAAGTTATCTGGACAAGAATACAGCCTCCGGCAAGAATACAGCCTCTGACATTGAGGCCACCTGCCAAACCCTCTTAGCCGATGTACAGCGGGTCTTTAATTTAGAGGTTTGTCGCAATCTCTCGGACCTCGATGAAACTACCCCTATCATTAATCGTGGTATTTCGCCGGTGCTCGACACGGTTATGAAAACAAGCATGGATGGCGCGGACAAATTAAATGCCATTTGTAATTATCTCTCGAATACCATTCAACAAAGCGAAAAGAAAACAGCGGCCTATGTCAAAATCCACGAAACGGCCAAAAGCAACGCGACCTTATTGTGTACGAGTCGCCGCACCGAGCTCTTGAAAGTTGCGCTAGGAAAACAAAAGCCAGTGGTGCTACTTTCTTATAAATCCAATTATAGTGCGACGACAGAAACGTTTGAATTCGACCTCCAGGCATTAGAATATGCAACCCCAGGGAACAATAAGACGGATAAAATCATCACGAGTAAACAAATACGAGAGATTACGAGTGAAAATGAAACCAATAAAACCAAATTAGTCAAGGAAATGTGGCTGGTTTTTCAAAATTATTTAACGGAATTCGCGCAATTTGAAGAGCCGCTGGCGGCCCTCATTTGTTATGCGACCGAATTAGATATGCTCCAAGGGAAGGCGTACACAGCGCATAAATACAATTATTGTAAACCGGTGCTCGGGACGGGCGAGCAAGCTTATTTTGACTTTACAGGTATTCGGCATCCGCTTATCGAGCATTTACAGACACAGGAATTGTATGTGACGAATGATATGGCGTTGGGCACCGTAGGAGATGGCACCGTAGGAGATGGCAGCGCAAAAAGCGGCGTCTTACTCTACGGCACCAACGCTGTCGGCAAAACCAGTTTCATTAAATCGGTTGGAATTGCCATCATTATGGCGCAGGCCGGCTTGTACGTACCATGTAATTCGCTGACCTACAACCCTTACCGCGCGATATTTACACGCATATTGGGCAACGATAATCTCTTTAAAGGGCTCTCCACCTTCGCAGTAGAAATGACGGAATTGCGCACGATTCTTACTTTGGCGGATGCGCATAGTCTCGTCCTAGGCGATGAACTTTGTTCGGGCACAGAAAGCGATTCGGCACTCAGTATTTTCACCGCCGGTTTAGAAATCTTACACGAACGGGCCAGCACATTTATTTTTGCTACGCATTTTCACGAAATCAACAAATACGAGGAAATTACACGATTAAGCCGCTTGAAAATGCTACACATGGCGGTTCATTTCAATCAAGAAACCAATACTCTCGTGTATGACCGAAAATTGCGGGAAGGACCAGGCGAAAGCATGTACGGTTTAGAGGTCTGTAAATCCTTGAATTTACCAGCGGCCTTTTTACAGCGCGCCCACGCGATTCGCATGAAATACCAGCCGGAAAAGCAAAATGTGCTGGCCCTGACACCGACTGCGTACAATGCGAAAAAACTCGGCGGCAATTGCGAAATCTGCCAGCAGAAAGCGAGCGAAGTTCATCACCTCCAACACCAGAAAAATGCGCAGGCGAATGACTATATCACGAATACGGCGGGGCAAAATTTCCATAAAAATCATGTGGCGAATTTATTGAATATTTGCGAAGCGTGCCATAAAACACTGCATGCGGAAAAGGCGGAGCACAAGGTCGTGAAAACGAGTCAAGGGTATCGGCTGGCCAAAGTGTAAGGCCAAAGTACAAGGCCAAAGTACAAGGCCAAAGTGTAAGGCCAAAGTATAAAATTAATTCTTTTTATAGTATAGCATGTCATTCTTTAAAAAGAATATATTTTTCTTTTTATTGCTCCTTGGATTTATGATTTTAGGTGAAATAATTTTAAAGCCGTTGGTGGAAGGGTTCGGCGAAGAATGGGGTTCGATTGGAAATGCGGCCGAGAATCTCGGCAATATGGCAGGCGATTACGCAGGGGGGCAGACTCAAGATATTTTCATACCTGACACGCAAACCGATGGGACGCCCTACCGAGATAGACAATCGGCCTACGGTGGTGGTAAGACGCCTTCAGGTGGCTCCTACGGCGGTGGCTATTCATTCAACGGTGGTGGCCAAACGGACTACCCCCTTAGCCAAATGGATTTCAATAACATGGAAGACGAAGCCCATATGCGCGCACAAGCCGATAATGTAGCCTATATAAAAACACTGGTCAATCCCACGCCCATGGATTCGATTAAAATCGCCTCTTTCAATCCAAATTTTTTTTCGGGCGACAAAACGATTTATACCGGTATGACCAAATACGGTCGCGGCACGGCCGATTATGATTTAAATGACGTTGCGAATGATATTATCAATAAGCAGCCACAGCAAATCAAATGGGATAAAATATATATCGATACTTCCAGAAACCGTAATAATACACTAACATTAAACCGTAGCCCAAGTTTGTCCACCGCACTGGTAGGAAATGACGCATGTAGCACCAAAGGCTTATTTAATAGTAATTTCAAAAAGGACATCTGCGAACTGACCGATAATACCGAGCTTAATAAAAAATGTCAGGAATTGTCGCCAACCAATTGTAAAATACCGAGCTGCTGTGTTTTATTAAATGGCGTGTCTTGTGTGGCTGGAAATATAAACGGGCCGACTTATATTACACGCAATGGCGCAAAAACCGATTATTACTATTACAAAAACAAGTGCTATGGCGACGGCTGCAAACTGCCGTATAGTACGGGTAAGGCGTGCGAGAAATATGTTGGTACAAGCACAGGCATTTCCAAGGAATGTATGGTCCAGATGTTTAATAATTACGGCTGCCCGAATCCCCAGCCCGAATTTTTGATTAATGATGCGATGGTCCAATCCTACCGGTTGACGACAAAAAAATATGTCGATAATTATATCAAAACCGCCGTGGGTGTGCTGAAACAGCAGGTGGACGCGACGAGTGTCGAAAATTGTACGGGTGCGAAGGGGGCACCGGCACCAGCGGCACCTAAAAGCAAATATGCTTCCAACCCTTCCTGGGACGCGGCCAGTCAAAGCGCAGATGACGCATTAGAGTCACTAAAATTTGATAATTAATTCTTACCTAAATATAAATGAATTATAATAAAAAAATAAGCCTAGTCATTCTATGGCTCATTGTATTTTTAGTTGCAATTTTAGGCATTGTATGGTTATATAAAATTAATAAGCGTGAAGGTTTAGAGTCTGCTGGAGCAGCCGCAGCAGCCGGAGCAGCCGCAGCCAGAGCCGCAGGCGGCACTACTACACCCCCCCCACGGCCGACCCCAACATCCGAAAGTATTGGAAGACTCAATACCAGTTTTATGAGTCAATTGGAAGCCGCCGGTGTACCCATACCTTCCTCCGAAGATTTTGAAAGCGTCTTAACACAATTAACCACTTTAATTTCTGCCGAAGTAGCCGCCACCACGAATCGGCAAGGTGCTACCAGTGCCGCGGAATTAACCACCCCCGTGGAAAATACGGTTGCGCCGATTATACCTTTTCCCGACACGACCTTTTTTACCGGCACCAAATTTGGTGATGCGTTTTGCCCGACCTACGGAAAGAATTTAAACGATTTAAACAACAAATGCACGCTATTAACAGCAGAAAATTGTAATGCGACCGATTGCTGTATTTGGGTCAATGGGAATAAATGTATTGCGGGCAATGCGACCGGGCCGAGCGATATATCGGTAAATCAACAAGACTACGATTATTATTCGTATAAATACCAATGTTATGGCAGTTGCGGTATAACCATTGGCGGTGGCGGCGGCGCGTATGGCGGCGGAGATTACAGCGGGAAGGTCGACCCATGCCATGATTTGCGCACAGTTATACCGATTCAATGTAATAATGATTTTTGGGTTAACGCGAACTGCGCGATTGGTGCGTTGGCACTGGACACCGAGACGACTGTACCAGTGCCGGGAATGCCTCAATATAATTTTACAGTGGCCAATGGCAATATCGATATGTCGCATATTCCTAACATGAACTGGGGCACATTGAAAGGTATTTTAACTAAGGCTATGGAGACCGACCCCAATCTGTGTATTATGGGTCCCAATCCAAAGTCCATTAAATGTGGCTCAATGATTATTGATATTTCTTATGTGGATGCTTCAAAGGCTTTTGATTTTGTTACCGATGTAAGTGTAAATAGCGTGGCAACCTCCGGTCCATGCCTGGATACAACAATGACCTTGATTCCCAATGAATGTTTTAATCAATTTGCAACAACGTCGCATTGCCCCTATTTCAAAATGCCTTCAAGTTTAATTAATGCCACTTTTCCGGTTTCGATTGGTGGCGCACAAGGCACGGTTAGTGTGGCCAACAACAAAGTCAACGTGAGTCAAGTCGCTGGGTTGAATTGGGGTATCTTTCAAACAGCCGCGCAAGAAATGATTCAACAAAATCCGAGCGTCTGCGCAGAAACTAGTTTTTGGCCTAGTGTGGGCTAACGCATGCGTTAAGCCGCTTCGCATGCGTTAAGCCGCTTCGCATATTAAATATATAAAAAATTGATTTACATATATAAATATAACTAGTATATATAAATCAAAGATGCTACTACCAGTCAAATGTTTTTCGTGCGGCAAAGAAATCAGCAGTTATTATCGGGCATACGAACGCGAAGTGCGGCAGAAGAAACTAGCTGCGGGAATTGTGAATGATGTTATTTATTTGACGAAAGCGCAAACGGAAAAAACAGCCGAAGGTGAAGTTTTAGACAAACTCCTGATTAAGAAAATGTGCTGCCGCCGCCATATATTGACTCACGTCGAAATTGAATAAAAATGTGTAAAATATTTTTTATAACATTTTCTTCTGTTATAGTATATGCATGGCAGAAGAAAAACAAGACATGTAAAGCGTAGTACCAAGCGTAGCAGGTCCAAGCGCAGCAGGTCCAAGCGCACAAAGCGTAGTACCAAGCGTAAGCACATTAAAAAAATACGCGGAGGCAATGCGCCTTTTATCGGGTCGCGCTACAACGCGGCGGATGCGGCGCCCAACGGAAATTATTTGGCCTATAACCCCAAAGTTGTGCCTTTGCCGGAACAATCCAACGCAATTTTGAATGACCGCCAATTGATGGGGGTCGTGCGGGCAGGTGGAGGCGGGTACAAGCGCAGCGGGTACAAGCGCAAGCGCAGCGGGCGCAAGAGCAAAAAAATGCGCGGCGGCAGTTTAAGTCTGGGGGCTTTTGCCACCTCCATCTTACCGGATGATGTGGTGAATCTCGGTCGGGCCATACCAGCCGGATTGGGGAATATGTATAATAATTATACCGGCTTATCCCCTTTACCCTCCTCTTATGTTTATCCGACCCAACAGCCAGTTATTCCTACCGTAACACAACCCACCATGTCGCCGCCAGATATCTTAGGTATTTACAATACGGCGAATAACCAGGTCAGCAATATGTAATAGTCAGCAATATGTAGAGAGATTATTTTCTAAAGATATATCATAAAAATGACTATGAAGTTCATTAAAAAACTATGTACGCCTGCCTACGTTTATTTAGTCATTTCGGTTATTGCTATTGTTGCGCTGATGTTTCAAAACTCAGGCAATGTCGACGTTTATTGTATTGGCAACTATGAATGCCCTGTGCCCAACACCGCTTTAATCTTTTTTGTTAAATTTTTGTATGTGGCCTTTTGGACCTTTGTGTTAGATTCCATCTGCAAGGCTGGCCATAAACAATTTTCGTGGTTTTTAGTGCTCTTCCCTTTTATTTTGTTTTTTGTATTGCTGGGGTTGATGATTGTAGCGCAAGGGGCAAATTAAATAATAGCATAGAGTTTCGTTTGTTTCAAAAACAAGGCCACGCTCGCTATTATACTGGTATAACTGGTATAATAACACCAAATAGAACCTTGTGAGTCGGTATAGCTACCCATTTGAAATCCAATCAACGGTAAAATAGCTAACAAAAATAGCAGCATATAATTTTTATTCCAAAGGACAAGAATAGGTATAAAAATCATAATTAACCATATATGTGTGAATAGTTTACTCTTACTCACATAATTACTTGTCACCCAGCTCAAATGCCCTTCTTTCGTTACTGTCGTACAGGTTTTATCGGGTTTATAATAATAGTAAAAAGCAACAATGAGTGAACAAAAAACGGTATAAGCAATCATGATTTGTTTTTTGACCGGACTTAACGTTTTCCACGGAAACACATATAAGGAGCCCCACATAGCAAAAAGCGGCTGAGATGCCAGGGTAAAAGGTATTAAAGTCATGGTTATGATTTGATTCCATTTAGTACAACCCTTGCGTGGATTGGTTAACCACAATAAAAGTTCATCGAATTGCATGCCACACCAGCCAATTAAAGCGACACCTAACCATTGGAAATGGGGTATATTAGAAGTCATTAAATACAAAATGGATAAAAAGGAGATGGTGGTGGTTTTTAAACTACTTTCTACACTATAACACATTATACATATAACTAGTATAAAAAATTATACTATTGATATATAAATGGAAGAGCGTTTTCCGTGGCTCATTATCGACAAATATTTTAACGATAATCCGAATTATTTAGTCGCACACCATCTCGATTCATATAATTCTTTTTTCAATGAAGGACTTAAACGCATCTTTAAAGAGAAAAATCCCATCAAGATTATGAAAGAACAAGACCCCAAAACCGGCGAATTTGCTTTAAAATGCGAAATGTATTTAGGGGGGAAAAACGGCGACAAATTGTATTACGGCAAGCCGATTATTTATGACGAAAACCGTGAACATTTCATGTATCCCAATGAAGCCCGCCTCCGCAACATGACCTACGGTATCACCATTCACTACGACGTGGAAGTGGATTTTTTTATCAAGAATGCTGCGACCGGCGAGGTAGAACAAAGCAGCACCCTGTTGCCGAAAATCTTTCTCGGCCGGTTTCCCATTATGCTGCAATCCGACCTCTGTATTTTAAATGGACTCGATAGGCAAGTGCGCTTCCGCATGGGCGAATGCCGGAATGATAGAGGCGGCTACTTCATTATCGATGGCAAAGAAAAATGTATTGTCTGCCAGGAAAAATTCGCCGATAATATGCTCTATGTGCGGGACAAGGCCAATGACCTGTATACCCACTCGGCCGAGATTCGGTCAGTCTCGGAAGATGCCTCCAAGCCGGTGCGTACCTTGTCGGTCAAAATGGTGGCACCGAGTACCACCAGCACCAACAAACAGCTTGTGGTCATTGTGCCAAATGTCCGGAAGCCCGTTCCGCTTTTTATCTTGATGCGGGCGCTCGGGATTGAATCCGATAGAGAGATTATTGATTATTGTTTGCTCGATAGAGAGACATATGCGTCTTACGTGGACCTCTTTATTCCCTCGATTCACGATGCTGGCCGGCTCTTTAACCAAGAAGTCGCGTTGAAATACATTGCGACCCTAACCAAAGGCAAAACCATACCGCATGCTTTAGAAATTTTGACCAACTATTTGCTCCCGCATATTGGCGAAATGAACTTCCAAGAGAAAGCCTATTTTATTGGCTATATGGTCCATCAGCTCTTGCAAGTCTATACCAAAGAACGCAAAGCCACCGACCGCGATAATTTCCGCTTCAAGCGCATTGAGCTAACCGGCTCGCTTTTATATGACCTTTTTAAAGAATATTATACCCTCCAACAGCGCGAGATTTTCCAGCGCTTTGACAAAGAATATTATTACAAAAAAGGCATCTATGTCAATAACTTCCCCGCGCTGATTGAAATGAATTACAAAGAGTTTTTCGCGGAGCGGCAAGTGGCCGACGGCTTTCGCAAGGCTTTTAAAGGCGGGTGGGGGTCGGAAGCCCACACCAAGCGGGTGGGCGTGGTGCAAGATGTGAACCGATTGAGTTTTAATTCTTTTATTGCCCAATTGCGCAAACTGAATTTGCCACTCGACGCCAGTGCCAAAGTGGTCGGCCCGCGCTTGGCCCATACGACACAGTGGGGCATTATTGACCCGATTGATACACCGGATGGTGGCAATGTGGGGTTGCACAAGAATTTGACAATTATGGCTGCCGTGACCAAAGGCTATTCGGCCTACCCCATGATTCGGTGGTTGCGGATGCACGCCGAGCTCTTGTTCCTGACCGAGTGTACGCCCTTGATTATTTCGCGGCTGTGTAAAGTCTTGGTCAATGGGAACTGGGTCGGCGTTATTGCTGCGCCACGTGAAACAGAGCAAGAGCTAAAAACGCTTCGCCGGCTTGCGGTCATCCCGACCATGACAAGTGTGTATTGGAATATCGAGTACAATACGCTTTTCATTTATACGGACGCAGGGCGCATTTGTCGGCCGATTTTCTACACGCAGCGCGGGGTAGCCAGCTACCAGAACGCGGCCGTCTTGGAAAAAATCTACCAGAATAATTTCACTTGGGAGCAGCTGATTACGGGCTTCGCCCCCAAAAAGGATGAAAATTTCAGTCTGGCGGCGGGTCACCTCTACGACAATGTTGCGGACCTCTATAACGCGACGGATACCAAAGCCTTGTCCGCCTCGCAAGCGCTGCTCGATTACGTGGATACCGCGGAAACCGAAGGCGCGCTTATTGCGATGGATTACAGTATTGCCGCGCTAAGAAAAATGGCATACACCCATGTCGAAATTCACCCGTCGCTCATGCTCGGCGTCATGGGCAACCAAGTCATTTTTCCCGAGAACAATCAACTGCCGCGTGATTTATTCGCCTGTGGGCAAGCGCGCCAAGCCATCTCGCTCTACCATTCGAATTTTCCGGTGCGGGTGGATAAAACCGGTATTGTTTTAAACAATGGGCAAATCCCCTTGGTGAAAAGCCGCTACCTGAAATACATCAACAACGAAGAACATCCGTGCGGCGAAAACACGATAGTGGCGATTATGGCCTGGAATGGCTACAATGTGGAAGATTCGATTCTTTTTAACGAAGGGTCGCTGAAACGCGGGCTCTTTCGCACGACCTATTACAGTGTCTATGAAAGCAAGGAAGAAAGCACTAAAGTCGGGCAGACCACCATGGATTCGGTGTTTTCCAACATTGAGGCGAAAGTCGTGGTCGGGTTGAAGCCAGGCGGTGATTATGCGCAGCTGGACGAATATGGGCTGGTCAAAGAAAACACACGCGTCGATGAAAAAACGGTTTTAATCGGCAAAGTGACGACCAACCTCGACAAGCCTGGCACTTATCTGGATGCGTCGTCGTACCCGAAAAAAGGGCAAATGGGTTATGTGGATAAATCCTTTATGACCGAAGGCGAGGAAGGGTTCCGCATCGCCAAAGTGCGTGTCCGGAACGAACGCATACCCGACATTGGGGATAAATTTTGTAGTCGGTGCGGGCAAAAAGGCACGGTGGGTTTAGTGATTCCGGAGGCGGATATGCCTTTTACGGCCAACGGCATTAAGCCCGATATCATTATTAATCCACACGCGCTGCCCTCGCGGATGACCATCGGGCAACTGGTGGAATCCTTGATGGGCAAAGCCTGTGCCTTCCAGGGTGCTTTTGGTGATTGTACGGCCTTTGTGAATAACAGCGATATGCCGAAAGTCTTTGGGGAGCTTTTGGTGGAAAATGGCTACCATTCGAGTGGCAACGAGCTCCTGTACAACGGGCAAACCGGCGAACAAATTCAGAGCGAAATTTACATGGGGCCGACCTACTATATGCGTTTGAAACATATGGTCAAGGATAAAATCAATTATCGCGCCCAAGGGCCCCGCACGGCTTTAACCCACCAAACGGTCCAAGGGCGCGCGAATGACGGCGGGCTGCGGATTGGTGAGATGGAACGCGATGGTCTCATCGCCCACGGCGTCACAGCCTTTTTACAAGAATCGTTGTTGGTGCGCGGCGACGATTATTACATGGCCATTTGTAATAAAACGGGGACGGTGGCCATTTACAATGAGAGCCAGAATCTCTTTTTAAGTCCTTCAGTGGACGGACCCATCAAATTTAATGGCACCTTGGACGGCGAGACGATGAAAATCCAGACCTTGAGTAAATTCGGGCGCTCGTTTAGTATCGTCCGTGTGCCGTATGCCTTTAAATTGTTGATGCAAGAACTCTTAACCATGAATGTCCAAATGCGTATCATAACAGAAGCGAATATTGACCAATTGACTAATCTCTCTTTTTCGGACAATATACAGAAACTGGCGGGCCAAGTCCAGCTGAAAGATTTAATGCCCAAAGGTCAAATCCGGACAGAAAGAGCTGAAGCAAGGAAAAGTATGGCCGCCCTCGGGTTCACCAAACTCCCGCCGCCGCCGTTCAAAAAATGGCTCATCAAAGCCATCGACCCGGTCCTTGCCAGCGACCTGACGCCAATCCCGACGGCGGATTCCACCGACTTTATTACCTTAGAGCCGGCCCAAGAAAACCAGTGGTTTAAACTCAATGACGAAATCAATGCGGCCAAATCCAAACTCGATGATATTCCTTCGGCGGTTTTTTCCAATTTAACCACCCTCTTGGACATGTATGCGAATTTACGGACGATTGTCAAGAAGAATTACAATATGGAAAATGCGACCAATGCGGCCTTGAAAATGTATGAATTGATTTATCAAATGGAATTATTGACCAACGGCACCGCATGTCTCCCTGTCGTCCAGGCCTTTTGTAATGCCGAATTGCCCGGGGCCTTTATTATTGCCATCAACCATTATATGAAAACCCGGTGTGTAAGCAGCCAATTTGATTGGATAGCCAGTTCCTATTTGCCTGCGGCGGCCATGCAGGTGGGGAATAAGACGGTGCTGGAAGACAAATTCAAAATCTATGAGCGCAACCGTTTACACTGGTTGATGGGACCCGCGCCGAATGGTTTGCCGGATGGCGAAGAACCGGTGTCTGGTGATGTGACGGACGCGCTCGTAGTCAATACCTTGAGCAATGCGGCGCATGAACGGTTCGGGGACGGGGCGAATCTCTACACGAGCGACGTGGGTATTGAAATTGCCCAAAAAGACGCGAATCGCCAAGAAGAATTATCCGCTTTTGTCAATTACGGCCAAGTGCTAACAGGTCTGCTCGCTTTAGCTGTCGGCGGGCATCTGGTCACGAAACAATTTACTTTTGTCACACCGTTCAGTCGTTCGCTCATCGCGATTGTGGCCTCGTTGTTTGACGAAACGTACATAACCAAGCCGAAAACGAGTCGCCCGACCAACTCGGAAGTCTATTTGGTGGGGAAAGGGTTTAAAGGCATTAGCCCGGAATTGGCCAAGGCACTCTTGGACCGCTGTGATGCGTATAAGACGTTGGACAAATTGCCGACCACCTGGGGGTCGCTGCTCCAGCCGGATGTCCTGGCGCGGGTCGATGCGGACATTTTACTCGCAGGCCAAGAAGTCCACGGGGAACAACAAGTGGCGTTTCTGGGCGAAATCGCGGAGGCTTATCGGGTGAGTGGGGGCGAACGCGGAAAAATCACAAATCCGTATGAAGCCAAAGCGCAAAAAACCTGGCTCGACGAGAATCCGCTGGTGGTCATTTCGACTGACGAAAATTTGAACCGGGCAGCCCTAGAGGACATGCCAGTAGAAAGAGCCAGGCAAGTTCCGATGCAAACAGCTATGCAGCCTCAAATGCAAGTTCCGATGCAAACAGCTATGCAATACGAGCAACTCACACCCGAAGAAGATTCCATATTGATACCCGAGGAAGAAGCGGAAGAAGAAACCAATGAAGAGAATACGATAGTTGGAGAGAAGAAAACAATTAGGTTTGATAGATAATAGATAAAATTCTTAATAGATAAAATTGAAATTATCTATTAAAAAAAACTTAGTTATAATATAAAGAATGGCAACGACTACGCAAAGCGGGCAAATTATTGAAATCCATAATTCGCGTAAGACCATTATCGATTTACTCGAAGCGCAAAAATACGATGTCTCCCAATACAAAGATTTCGGCATTAATGACGTCAATACCTTAATCCAGACCAAACAAATGGATATGCTCTTGAAGAAAATAACGCAGGAGAAAAGCGTCTATGTCAAATACCATTTAGCGAAAAGCCTCCGCCCGGTCAATATTTACGAATACATTGAAGATTTATTTACCCTCGAAGAAGTCTTAACGAAAAAAGACGACCTTATCGTTATTATGAAAGACGAACCCAACGAGACCATCAAGAAAACATTGACGGATATCTGGGAAAAAGAAGGCATTTTCATTATTGTGCTGAATATCAAGCGCCTCCAATACAATATTATGAACCACCAGCTCGTGCCACCCCATATCGTCTTAAATGCGGAAGAAGCGGCCGCTGTTAAACAGAAGTACAATATTCACGACGACAGCCAAATACCCGATATTTCGCGGTTCAGTCCGGTCTCGCAAGTGATTGGCCTACGACCAGGCGAATTATGCCGTATTTATCGGCCGAGCAAAACCGCCATCAAAGCAGAATTTTATCGCATTTGTTTCAATAAATAAATATGTATAGTATAATAATGCGTCCTACTCCGCCGGCGGCCTTAACCGACGAATCAAAAGATTTAAATAATCGTTTTTATCTCATTTTAAACGAACTAGTTAAGACATATACCTTGGCCAAATCGAAACCGGAAGACATTTCGCCTTCCGACTCCTCGCAAACAAATAAGCAAGTCTATACCAAGAATATGGCCCTCATGCTAACCCTACAAAATGACTATTTTTTATATAAAAACAACGTGGTAAGTGCCAGCGAAGCGATGCTCGAGAACATTAGTGCGGCGAATAATCAAGTGAATGTGTTGGAATCGCAAAATAAAGTCTTACAACTCCAATTAAATAATTTGAAAAATTCGTCCTACTCGGCCGAAGGCCTTTTTGATGATGCGCAAATAACCCGCAATCAGCTCTTGGCCAGCAATTGGATTTTATTCGCGATTATGGCGAGCGGTGGGTTCCTCTATTACAAGAGTTTGAAAAATCCCGCCTAATAAAAATTTTATGCTTCATTTTTATATGCTATAATAAATTTTTTATGCTGTAAATAAATTTTTTATGCGATAATGTATATAATGAGCGACGACGGCTTTAATGAATACATGGCTGATAATTTAGCTCAATACGATATCAATCAAGATATTGAGCAGGGTTTCCTATTTAAAAAATACCAGAAAAAATATTATAGTGAGAATGAGCATCGGCTCATGCAAGAGACATCGTCCAATACCTGGGGGTCGATTTCCGAAGCAATGACGAGCGGCGCTTCGACCCAGGGGCAAGCGGGCGCTGACACTACGCAACCCCCAGACAATATTACCGCCTTTAACACGTTGGTGTCGACCTATGGTACTTCATATCGTATCTATACCTCTACTATGCTGACGCGACCCGCGACCGACACCCAACGGCTGGCGATGGAAAATTCATTGCGGCAGCAACAAATGACGATACAAGCGGCGGCTAGGAATATCCAGAATGGCGCCGCCAAGGTTTCCGATATAAACACTGTCAACCGACTTAATACCGCACTACAGCGATTGAAAAATGAGCAAAATAATTTATCGGTGGAAGCAAACAAATACAACGCGGACACGATGGCCGGCAAAATCGAAACAACCACCTTGAATATGAATTCGATGTTTTACCATTATTTTGTCTATTTTGCGATTTCGATTGTGTTAATCGCCTTTACCTTTAATATTTTGGTTAACCCCAACGCCAGTGTATTGAACGCTATTTATGTCGTAGTCGCATTGCTTGCGGTTTATTTTTTTGTGCGAAGGTCGGAATTGTAAAGCGCAATAAGCGAAGCAATAAGCGAAGCAAGCCAAAAACAAATATATATAATATATAAATGGGCGATGTGGACAAGGAGCCAAACATAACCGCAATTATAGCCAAAATAAATAATCTACGATTGAAGGTTGATAACTATACTACTAGTCTCGCAGAAAATCCGCTCATCAGCCGCACGAGTGATGAACAGACGATAATGGACCGAGCAAATCAGAACCTCGAATCAGACGCACAACGTATCCGCGATTTAATTCTAGGCTTGGAACCAAAACGCGACGGCAATTATGTCGAGATGGAGAATCGTGCGCCGCTCTTACTCACTCAATTGAATAAAATGATGAAGAAATATGAATTGGCGAAAAACACGGTCTATGCCGACCCGCTGGATGGACCACATGAAGTCGCGCAAATTAAAACCGACGCCAACTTTTATGCTTATGTGCTCTCGGGCATTTGTTTTGTTTTTGTCTTGGGTGCTTTAATGTATATTTTTAAAAACCCCGAAGTGAAAAATTTAGATATGTTTATTCTGGTCTTGGCGGTCATTATTTTAGCCTATTATGGGTATGACTATTTTTATGTGAGAAAGTCCGCAGCAGCAAGCAACGTAGCAAGCAACGCAGGCGCGACAACAAATTATATAACTAACTATCTCTCACGGCTTTTTTAGTTCTTACACAATACCGTTTTTATAATATATCTCTATTATAAAAATATGTCTGTTCTTGCACAAGGCGAGGCCTATATTAAAAAAAAAATAAATAAAATAGATGGGATGTTTGCTTCAAAACAAGAAGGGTTTAGTGGAATTCTCGGACCCAATGCGGAGTTGGAATACGTTAATCAGGCCGATTACGCAAAAACCGCCATGAGTGTAAATAATTTAAACACCAATATCAATGCCTATCAAAACGCCACCACCGCCTTACAGAACAGAACCAATTTATATTTAAATTCACAGACCACACCTGCGCCTGGTGACCCCAAACGAAATTATAATGTGTTCATCAATAAAAGTGTGGCTGTGACCGCGACTAGCCCGGTTAGCGCAAAAACGGGCACGGGCACGGGCGCAGCAGGTGGCGGGGCAGGGGCAGCAAGCGCAGCAGCAGCGGAGATAGGTGCCCAGTGTGTTTCGCTAGCAGCTTTGGAGGATTTTGAAGATAGTAGTGGAAATGGATTTGATAACGCCTACCCAGAAAATTTTTCGCTCTTTGATGACGCCAAAAAGGCCTGTCAAATCTGGGCCGCCGATTTAGGCTTTAAGTTTTTTGGGGTAACCCAGCAAAATGCGGAATTTAAATGTTATACGTCAAATAAACCGCCGAGGACCACGCCGAAGAATTTTACAACACCGAAACCCTTGTATACAGTTGCCACGAAACCGGACACCACCCGTGGGGGGTTATTTTCCAATGGGCAAATTGGGGTTTACCGTTCCGCAAAAGCCGCGCAATGGTTAATACAAAATATGAATAAGCCTGTATACTTAAAGCATTATAATAATGCTACGTATACTAGCAGCGAGCCAAAACCATTTGCAGACGCAATACGTCAAGACTGGTGGGGAGCGTCTAATGTCAATTGGGGAGGGATAGGTGGAAATTGGGGGAGAAATAAATTTCCAAACGATAAAACCGCTTGGTGGATTGGTGATAACCCTGATAATAAGAGTTATAAAAATGTAGGTACTTCTAACTCCGTACTTTATTTCTATTATATATTCCAAGCACCGAAAGAAGGTCGAACGGTTGGTGTATTCTTAATTGTACCTCAAATAATAGGAGGTGCAGGTTTTGCGGTTGCCAAAAATGGCGGAGCACAATACAATGGCATTTTAAAAATAAATGGCGTAGATATGTTGTTTACACCAGACCCTCCGTATACATCACCTCCCCTGCTGATAGGAGGTCTTCCTCCTTTAAATGTAACTATCAAATTAGCGCCTGGTAAAAACGTATTTGAAATCCCTCGCTACTCCGGATTGCCTCTAAGCGGGTTTGTTATGTACGTCTATGACAGTGCGACGAACGAGATTTTATTTCGTACTGGCGACCCGGGTTGGGGCTATACGAACGTCAAAGTCCCAGATTGGAAAATGATTTCGGATATTCCTCAGACGGCACAGACCTTTGCCGACCCCTATCTTTTTACAACAGTTAATACGGAACCCAACGGCTTCAGCACTTGCGATAAATTAATCGGGGGCAATATTAACATAAAAACCATCAATGCGACCTACGGCAAAAATTGTAGCAATTCCACGAAGAAACCCTTAAACGTCCGCTATATTAGAATTACACCAAACGGAATTTCGCAGAATATTCAAATCTCGCAATTGGTGGTCATGGCCTTTCTCAATGGCGTTCAAGAAAATGTTGCGAATAAGGGTACAATAACCTCTTCCCCTTCCCTTGGTAATACAGACCCATTGACGCCCGTCAACGGGAAAACCGATAACATTTTGTATTGGAGTTCGGACAGCACACTGGACGCCTTTTGGCAATTAGATTTAGGTGTGGAATATCCCCTGGTCTCGATAACCTTTTACAATCGAACGGAGTATTATGATTATGCGAATGGGATGAAGATTAACTTCCAAGATGCTAAACAACAAACTATTACTTTAAAAAATCCCATCGTCTTAACTGGGCAACTAGTCCAAACGTTTAATGTATCTGAGAATGATGTCTATCTCGCTTCGCCTAACTATACTTACCAACCCCCAGGCTATACCCCGCCCCAACACACTTTGTGGTATGGTTATAATTCACTCGCACAAGCCAGAGAAGTATGTGATGCCAAAGGTCAACGCATCTGTCGTAAAACTGAACTCTCGTTGTATGATAGATGTGCGTTCGGTTGGTTTGAAGAGGATGGCGGCAGTGCAATGGGATTTCCTATGGCACACGGTGACCCGGGGGGCGCCGGTGGTGGGTGTGGAGGAAAGGTACCCGGCCAACCAGATTTTACACCTTGGATAAGTGCCCCAACAAGTGTTGCGGGGAATTTATCCGGCGTTTATTGTTGTGATAAAGACCATGTTGGGGTTTATGACCCTGCTATAACAGGACCAATACCAACGCTTGGCAATATGCTTTCGAGTTGGCCATAGTCATAAAGAAAGATTTACAGAAAAATAATCTACTTTTATATAAATGCCCCCGAAAGCAGATACCGAATATTGGGTACCTAACAACAATTGGACCAAGGAAATTCTCGGCACCGGTACATATACCGACGAATCCCAAGTGAGCGCGATAAATTATCTTATCAATGTCGATTCCACGATTAATCCGGCGCTCGGCTGCGACAAAGGGTTTGAAGCGACCTTTCAGTGTGGGAAATATACGAATCCCACAAAAAATGTTTCGCTGGACCCGGAAGCGATGGGGAAAACCGCCCGTTTTGATTGTGCGGCGGAAGCCGCCGTCTGTGCGCCGCTAAAATTAACTTTAGACGATACCGGCACATTAACACTGACCAACACCCAAACCAATACAAAACTCTGGTCCTCGGCGGAAATTTCCGATAAGAAGGTTGCGCCCGAATCCGCTGCCGCTTTAGATGAACATAAGGCGGCTTTGGGCAAATATCCGCGCAATTATTTGCTGCCGGGCGAATTTTTAGATATATCGGGCAACGAATGGATTGGTTCGCCTTCTGGCAAATACCGGTTAATGATGTCGGCCAAGGGCCTCCAAGTGGTCTACAATGATTTCGGGTGTATGAAATTAATGGGCACGGGCACAAGCGATGGGGGCAGCGCGACCACGAGCCAGAGCGACGCAGTTGAAAATACCGCGACACTCCTTTATCTCTTGCCGGATACCTTTACCGAACATATCGGCAAATTGGGGTACATTAACGACACTGGCCAATTACAACTCTATTCGCCTTATTCGCAGCAGTATGTAAATACCTATGAATCCATTGGCAATTACACTATTCTCGGCGGCAATATAGGTGAGGCAACGGCCACTAGCACGGCGGATGGGTGTAAAACACAATGTAACAGTACCCCAGACTGCGTGGGATTTATCTATGATACCGAGCGTACGATGTGTCAATTGAAAGATAAAAGCGTGTATCAGCTGCCGCGCATTATGAAAGCAACCGCGGACTACCAATTAAGAAATAAGGGTGTGAATGTGGATGCGTCCTGCCCCACCGGCGTTACCATCCAAGACAGTTCGTTTTGGCAAAACGCAATCTTATCGGATGTTGAGATGGATTCGACCGCCCAATGTGGGTTAGCACTCTTTACCAAGAATGAACGCAAAAACGTTGCCGATAGACAAACACCTTTGACGGCCGGTGTTACGGGCGAATTTTCCTCCACGGTGAATTCCTTGCTGGGGAAATACAAGACTTTGAAAAATCGGTTATTGTCGACGGAAGTTGACACGGATGACGCGAAAAATACTTTAAGTAATAAACAAAATGCGCTAGGTGATTGGAACTATGAAAAATACGACCAATTAAAAGCCATGAGCGAAGATACCGATTTGATTATGATGAGTCAAAATTACCGGCATATTATGTGGAGTATTTTAGCAATTGTTATAATCATCGCTACGATGAAGATAGCGAAATAATATGCTTCGCTTATGCTTGCTTCGCTTATGCTTGCTTCGCTTATGCTTGCTTATGCTTGCTTATGCTTGCTTTCGCTTATGCTTGCTTTCGCTTATATATATATTTTTCTCAAAAGAGTATATAATGGCAACGACTGATGTTCCCGGCGGCAGTATTAGTGATATATTGACCAATATTCAAAAGTTACAAACTACCGAACAAGCTTTAATCACCCAATTAGATACTTTGACCAGCACATCTGGTTATGATGGGAACGCTGCCGCGAATTTGGTGACCCAAATAAATAGTATTGCGGATGCCCGCTTAGCCATGTTTAATACTATTAGCGCAAATGCCGACCTGGTTCAATCCAGTGTAGCCGAATCCCGCGTAGATTTAGTGAGTCAAATGACCTTATACGGCGTCATTGAAGACCAACTGAACAAATCCAAAGCCCAGCTAGATACTTTAAGCAATCGCAATGATACGAAATTACGCATGGTACAAATTAATACTTATTACGGCCAACGCTATGAAGCGCAAAGTAATCTAATGAAACTACTTATTATCTGCTGTCTCCCCATCTTGATTATTTTTATCTTGAAAAAAAAAGGTATGATACCCGAAACCATCTCGAATTATCTGTTAGGGATTATCGTAGCAGTCAGTGCCATTGTACTCATTCGCAAAATTTGGGATATTTATGCCCGCAGCAATATGGATTTCAATGAATACAATTGGGACTACGAATTTTCAGACCCCGCGACCCAAGTGCCCTCTATCTGGCAATACAATAAAGAGAATTTGTTTAATTTTAATTCGCTCTTTACGAATCTTATGGGAAATTTAGGTATATGTGTCGGCGAAGCGTGTTGTCCATCCCCGCTCACCTACGATAGTGCCAAAAAACAATGTGTTGGGCCTATGTCGGCTTCAGCCGCCAATACGCTTTCGAGCCAGGCCGCCGCTGCCAAACTTGCGGCTAATCCAGTCGTCTCTGGCTTTGTCGGCGGTCGGGGTGCCGGCTCTGTCGCCCAAGGGTTTACCTCAGGCAACGGGTTAAAGGGCACCGTTGTGGCAACCTATTTTAATGACGGCAAAAATACCGTCAATGGCATTACACCCTTTAGTTATGAGAACAACTATGCGGCTATCTAATACGGGTTCAAAATATATAATATTAAAAAATTATTATATATTAAATGGCTGAAGTACCAGCAGATTCTAAACTAGATTTTGTGAAGAGTATGGTAGATTCAATTGGTGCCAGCGCCGCCTCTGTCACGGGTGCCAGCGGCCCGGGTAGCGCTGAGGACGGCGGCACCAATATAATCAATTTACTCACCTGCCCCCCCGGTTCCGAATGCTATAAAACAAAACACAACAAATACTTAAAGAATGTCTTTCGCCAAGCCCAAGAGAAATATGACGCGGCGCCCATTGATTTGAGTCGGGCCGAAAAGAATTATACTATCTCGAATGAAGGGTCCGCGGCCTACGATACCTTAATATCTACCCGCCTTAGCGCAACCGTGGATGAATTCCGACAAAATTCCATTGACCGCCAACAGCAATTTGTAGCGGACTTGACGCAAGCTTTAAAACAATATCAAGCCGAAGCTGTCTTTCAGTCCCAAGCGGCCAGTTTATTATCGCTCCGCACCAACGAACAAAATGATTTGATAAATCAAATAAATTATTATCAAAAAATATTACAAACCAGTGAGCGGCGCGTGGTCTTTGAAAATAAAAACATGGACAGTCTCTTCAGCTATCGCCGCAGTATGCTTTTTCTCTATTATGCGGGCATTATTGCTTTTATTATTTTTGGAAATTTTATTCCTGACAAACTCTACACCCGCTATAGTGTCTGGCTTTTGATTATTATTGCGGCGATTATTCCGGTCATCTTAAATATGACCATTATGTGGTTCTTTCTCTTCTATGATACGCTCGCCTATTGGTTGGCCGATTTACCGCATAAAGATGTTTATAAGCAAATGGGCAATGTTTGGACCGAGGGCCCACCGCAGGCAACTCCGAAATCTATTCCGGCGTCTGTAGGTACGACAGCGGATACACCGGAGAGCACTGCCGCAGTCAAAGCTATGGCTCTCATACCGGGAATGCCTACACTTCCGCCAGCTGTTATGGCTGCCCTAGGGGGGACACCCCCCTGACCCCCCGGAGCTAGGGTGGGGAGCTAGGGTGGGGAGCTAGGGTGGGTGCTTGGTATGTGTGCTTGGTATGTGTGCTTGGTATGTGTGCTTGGTATGGGTGACTGCTTGGTATGGGTTCGCGGCTTGGTATGGGTGCGCGGCTTGGGTGCGCGGCTTGGTATAGGTGTTTGACTGTGTAAAAGGCTTGGTTAAAAGGCTTGGTTAAAAGGCTTGGTTAAAAGGCTTGAATAAAAAATAGCTTCGCTCAAAACTTGTATACCAAGCTGCGCACCCATACCAAGCACTCCCCCTAGCACTCCCCCTAGCACTCCCCAAGCACTTCCCCAAGCACTTCCCCAAGCACTTCCCCAAGCACTTCCCCAAGCACTTCCCAAGCACCACCTGGGGGGTCCGGGGGGCTAGAGGCCCCCCGTTTCATCCCCCTCGTAGTCCTCGATGAGCTCGATATTGCGCCAGCCGATGCCTTTGATATTCACCCCAAACCGTTTGTCCATAAATTCATTCAACTCTTTGCCTTTGGGTATATCCTTCCCGTAATTCTGGATATACCACTTTTTAAATTCATCATACACCGTCGCCTTCCGCACGTTCTGCCCGGCCTTCTGCCGAATCTTATCTTTCGCAAAACCGGTGAAATAGTCTTGCCCCTCGCGGTGCTTCTCGCTATTCGCCATGACACTATGACAATCTTTGACCAAACCCAGATTCTCATAGGTACGCTGTACCAGGGCAGCCATAAACACTGGCGCCCAAGCATCAAAGCGTTCTTCCAGCTTCTTGTCCAGCGGATATTGATAAGGGCATTCGCTCTTCGGAAACTTGATATCGTCTTCATATGGGTTATCCAGAAATTTCGACATGAAATCAATGTAGCGCATCCGCCGCCACGTGCCGTCATCATTGCTCGTGTCCTCGAAATCCGTATTGGTACAGACCACCAATTTAAACTGTGGAATAAAGGTCACGGTATCTTTGAACAGCGCACGTGCTTGTATCGGGTCCGTGCCGCCGGTCAATTCTTTCATGGTGCCTTCATTTATTTTATCACCCTTCGAGGGCTCTTGCATGACTGCGTAGCGGACACCATCCAATTGCGCGACTTCAGATGAGGTGCTGCCAATGCCGTTGCGCTTGGCCGTAATCAAGGTAATCGGCACTGTGCCTTTGTAGCTGCCCATCGATTTCGACATCAACGAGGTCAAGGCCGATTTCCCGTTGCGACCCGAGCCTTTGTACACATGAAAGGTTTGGTTGGTATTGATGCCAATCAGACACGAGGCCAAATGGTCCCACATGTACTCTTCCAGTTCCTTGACGGGAAACAGTTGCTTCATAAACAGCTGTATTTCATTCAAGATGGGGCCTGTCTTGAGGGGAATATAATCGATATTCGTACACTTGGAGGTGAAATCGTCCGGCTGCCCTTTGCGAAAGCATTTCTGTTTAAAATCGACCACGCCGTTATTAAAGCAGAGCAAATACGGGTTGCGGTCGAGCTTCGACATAAAATCCTTGTCATAGAACAATTCACACGCTTCACGCATGATGTTTTGCTTTGACTGAGTCTTTTTTAGCAAGGTACAGATATCCGAGATTTTTTGCGAGGTTTTCATCAATTTATCACGCGCCGGGTCGCCAGGGTCGCCCAAGGAATGCGCGTGGTTCGTTATTTCCATGGTTTTTTCGAAATAGATTTGGTGCATTTCTTTCGAGAGCGCCAACCGCAATGTATTGCCTGAATCGATTTCTTCCCAGCGGTGGTTCTTGTATTCGAACCAGACCTTATTCTTGATGCTCGTACAGACGAACCGGTCCTTGTACATATTAAAGACCACCGAGGCCAAATCAAATTCTGTCGCCGTCGGGGTTTGAATGGTTTGCGCCGTAAAGAAGTCAATCGTATCCTTGCGAATCGTGTCGTATTTTTCGCGCGCATCGTTTTTCGACCAATACATAATCGAGCGGTACGTTAAGCCTTCGCTGGCCGAGAATTTCGTCCATGTCTCGTAAAGCTCGGGCACCATGCGCCAATCGAATTTGCCATTGGCGCCTTTTAAGGTATCCCGGCAATTTTCTTGGCAGCTAAATTTGAGCCAGGTTAAGAAGAGTTCGGCTTTGGTATTATGTAAGGCCATCCCTACCTTAATCCACTTGTTATAACTACCAGGCCCATAGTAACTGGCCGGTAAACTCATGGTGTAATCGTGGGTTTCTTTATAGCGGTAATCAATCGGCCCAATATCGTCAAACATCGTTTCGAGCATATTATCGAGCATGGCTTCGTTCTCGATGTCCGCGTACGCCGACGATTTGGAGCCCAGATGATGGGATTTTATTTTTATCTTGTGTTTCGGCGCCTCTGCTTTTTTGTTATTGAGGGTGAGTTTCGCTGCTTCAAAATCCGTCAAGACATCGCCTTTTAAAGGGAAGGCCGGATTCTCGGTGTACCGAGCCGACAAGCGACAGATGTTTTTCTCGGTGGAGAACTTGGCCAGCGGCGATTCTTCGATTTCGATTTCGTTTTTCTGGAAGACCAGTTCGAAATGGTACTTAATCATATAGGCTTGGTGCGCCGGTTTGCGCGAGCCATACATCTGCCAATTCACGAATCCTTTGGTGACCCCTTCGTCCAAGACATCTTCCCAATCGTTCGTAATCGGCAAATCGTCCCAGATGTTTTTTAGCTCGGGCAGGACCTTTTTCCGCAACAGCACTTGGAGCGCCTTGTGCATCTGGACACCAATAAGAATATGAATGCCGTCCTTGGTTTTATTTTCGAGTGTATTCACGGCGGTTTTCTCCATGACAAAGACTTCTAATCGTGCGCCCTCGCTAATATCCAAGAGCTGCTTGATTTTCTCCGCATAGAGAATGACGGCGTCAATAATATGGTCTTTCGAATGCTGCTTACTGGTAATGCTGGTCTCATAGCGCAAATCGATGTCGATTAAGACCGGGCCATTTTCGACCAGCTGTTTTTCGGTTAAATATTCCATGTTTCCACTCGCAAATACGTGCTGGTAATAATGTTCCATGAAGGTGGGCCACTCGCTGTCGTTTATTTTATAGCTGCCGCCAAAGATATTGCTGTTTTTATCCCCTATGCGGGTATGCGTGAAAGTTTCGCCTTTGACAGCATTATGCGTGCGCAAATAGTTGTCCAAACTGCTAGGTTTTTGCGCAGTCATCTTGGTTGATTACTATATATAAACCAGAATTTTTTATCTCAATTTTTTTGTTAATTAGTTACAGCGCAAGTTTGATGTTAAAGTCTATATGAGAAATAGGAACATAAATATAACTAAATAATACTATCTATATATGGCATCCTCGGTTGCAACGTTTGTTAAAAAGGACGCTTTGCGGCGAATTATCCGCGATATCAAAGAAATACGAGATAATCCATTAACTTCGCACGGGATTCACTACGAGCATGATGAGACAGATGTATTGAAAGGGCGGGCATTGATTATTGGGCCGGCCGATACACCTTATGCGGACGGTTTTTATCTTTTTAAATTTCAATTTCCGGCCAATTACCCGCATGCGCCGCCCAAGGTCGAATTTTGTACGAGCGACGGCCAAACGCGCTTTAATCCCAATTTATACCGGTCGGGCAAGGTCTGTCTCTCGATTTTGAATACATGGAAGGGGGAACCGTGGAGCGGCTGCCAGACGATTTCATCGGTTTTATTGGCGATATGTACAATTTTAAATGACGAGCCGCTCTTGAATGAGCCTGGCGTGACGAAAACCCACCGCGATTATGATGCGTATAACGAGATTATAAGGTATAAGAATATTGAAGTGGCAATTTTTGGGATGCTGGCAAGTGTCAGCGAAGCAAGTGTCAGCGAAGCAAGTGTCAGCGAAGCAAGTGTCTATGCCACAAAGGACAATGAACCGAGCGTGATATCGACAAGCATAAGCGCCAGCAATTCCATAAGCGAGAGCATAAGCGCCAGCAATTCCATAAGCACAGACATAAGCAATTCCATAAGCACAGACATAAGCAATTCCATAAGCACAGACATAAGCGAATTCGCTATTTTTGGTCCAATTATGCGCGAATATTTTCTGGCAAATAAAGAAAAGATTCGAGAAAGGGTACAAGCGTTAGCGCAAGCGTCAGCGCAAGCGTCAGCAGGCAAACAAGCGTTAGCGGACAAACAAGCGTTAGCGGACAAACAAGCGTTAGCGGACAAACAAGCGTCAGCGGGCAAACAAGCGTTAGCGGGCAAGAAAGCGTCAGCGGGTAAAGCAATAGAATACAACATTAGTGTCTATAAAATGTCGGTTTTGGTGGATTATAATAAATTGTTAGAGAAATTTTAATTTTTCCCCGGCAAGGAAGCGTAAAGATTTTCGTTTTCTATGTATTCAGGTGTATTATATTTCCCCTGTTTTCTCAGATGCTCATCCCATGCGCTATATCTATTCATCGCATTCTCATCACTTGCGATATAACTGCCATGACCAGGAATCATGTGATATTTTTTTTGTAGATTTAAATCAGCTGAATTATTAAAAGATTTTTTTTCAATTTCAGGATAGACTTTCTGAATGCCTTTTTTCTGACTGCTTTTTATTTGTTTTTCCAATTTCGCTCTGGCAGCGGTACCAAGTTTCACATTCACGTTCTTTTCGAATAAAGCATAGTCTATTTTCTCTGATTCGGGGGAAAAAGAACCCGACACACCTGAAATATTACTTCTGCCAGAAGAATTTGGATTAATAGCATAATGGGGTTTTGGCTTGGTAATCTCAATATTTCCCAGATTGAGATTCATTGTTTTTTCAGTATAACATTGTTCTAATAATTTTAATTTTCTTTTTTTTTCTTTTCGATTTAAAACAAACCGCTTTTTTAATTGGAGTTGTAAAGCCAACATTTCTTCTCCAATTTCTGCTGGACTTTTATTTTCACAATCTATATCGACTTTCATTACATTGTCTTTTGCTTGATTCAATGCTCGACGGTATGGACTCGTGCCGCCTCGTTTGTGTCTACTGCGTTTGATTGTCACCTGGCTGCGCCTTGTCACCTGGCTGCGCCTTGTTCGTTTGTGTCCACCTCGTTTGTGCGTTGCCTGGCTGCGTTTTGTCACCTGGCTGCGCTTTGTCACCTGGCTGCGCTTTGTTCGTTTGTGCGTCGTTTTCATATATATATTATGTATATATATATATGTCTTCCAAAGGCCGCTTAAGCACGCTAAATGCGAATCAATTGGATTTGCCTGTTATTGATAAAGATGTCGGCGGTGATTTTTTCCGTTGATTTAAATAATGCGTTGAATTTATAATTTTTTATTTCTGTTAATGTCGGTTAGAAAATTATTCGTAGCGTTTACCGTATCAAAAATATTCTGTTGTTTACTAATACATCCGCGCTGCGTTTATTTGTCCGCATCCTCTACATTATTTCTTTTCTTCATTAAAATAATTATGAAGCAAGGTTTCTTTGGCTTTATTTTCCACTTGGCCGGCTAAAATACTTTGTTCATACAAATGCCGCAATACATCATTCGGCGCGTTCGAACCGACTTTTAACAAATTATTGCTACGCAGATGATTTTTTATGTCTAAAATACTTTTTTGTTTCAAGAGCGCCTGCTCGGTTTGGACTTTCCGCCGGGTTTGCGAGTTTTTAATGAGGACCGAGACTTTTCCGTTCGCATGCTTACCGAGCTTGTATTTTAAAGTGCGGGTTATACGTTTTCGGCGGGGTTTTAAAGAGGGGGTATAGGCAAAGGCAGGAGCAGCAAACGAAGTGGTACCATTCGGCACAGACGCAGGAGCAGTATCAGCGGGAGCAGAAAACGAAGTGGTAGCAGCGGCCTCCGGAGGCACAAGCGAAGTAGGCACTAACGAAGTAGTGCCATTCGGCACAAGCGAAGTAGTGCCATTCGGCACAAGCGAAGTAGTGCCATTCGGCACAAACGAAGTAGTGGCAAGCGAAGTAGTGGCAAGCGGCTCGGTAGAGACAGCAAACGAAGTTGGTGCAGACGAAGTAGGGGCAGACGAAGTAGGGGCAAACGAAGTAGGCGCAAACGAAGTAGGCGCAGACGAAGTAGGCGCAAGCAGACTCGTTTCTTCTGTCGCTGGCCGCACTGCTTTCTGTTTTTGTGTTGTACGCAACCAAGTGCGATAGGTTGGACGCGTGCCGCTTTTTAAATTGCTATAAGAAGGCTGTGGCTGGGCTTTCCATTGTGCCGAAGGCACCTGCGGCGCCGTTTGAGCCACCACGTAAGGAGAAGGCCCGGGCGCCGTTTGAGCCGCCGTTTGAGCCGCCGCCTTCGGAGCCGGCGCTATCGTGTCCCAATTTAATTCCGGCGGCAACTCCGTCGCAATATTCATATACGCGTTCGCAGGCTGTTTTTTCTTCAAGGTGGTATTCTTCTTTTCTCTCTTTTGTTCTTCTTTGTCTCTGGCTAAATCATCCAAGAATTGAACCGAATCACTAAATACATCCATATTGACTGCTGTGTTGGCTGCTGTGTTGGCTAGTGGCGCGGTTTTGCTGTTTTGTTGGAAGTTCTTGATACGCGCAATCAGCTTCTTTTTGATGTTGTTCGACTGGCCAAGCGAGATGCCAGCCGGCTTTTCTTTTCGGGTTTTATTTTTTGCGGTAAAACCCGAACTATCCGCCGAGAGAAAGATAGGATTGACTTTAATGGTTTTAAAACTCATTTATACTAAGCAAAAAAATTATAATACATATTTAAACGTTTTTACAAAAAATTGAAATACTTTTCTTTAAAAATGGGAAAGCAACCACTTTAAAGCAAAACACTTTAAAAGAAAATGAGTATCAAGTTATGTATGCGACCGAGAGAAGCAACCGAGGATTTGGAATGCGCTATTTGCTATAAACGTATTGACAAGGTCTTTACGTCGTGCGCAGAGCCATGTAATAAAGTCTTTCACAACAGTTGCATGGAGAAAATGATGGCGCAAACCGAAGAATCTGCCTACGAGGAAGACCGCGACGCCGAGCACAAATGCTGTTATTGCCGCCGCCCGATTGATATGCCGTATTACGACCTGCTGCGCATGGAGCGGGCATTGTATACTATGAACCGGCGTTGTTATAATGTTCACGATGCCTTGCACATTGTCTATAATGAAATGAAAAAAAGCACGCCGAATGAAGATATTATGTATGAAATCTTTATGCTCCGCGATATCTATCACGAGAAAAAGCCCAAGCAAGCGAAGCGGCTTCAAGCCATGAAGCAGACCAGGGCGCCGCGGGTCCATATCCGGCAAAATATTGGTGGGCGGAAGCGTTAGAGAGTTTTGTAAGAATAAAGGTTTTTTAATTTAATTCGAATTTTTTAGGTTTGTTTTTCAGAAATGCATTTTGGACATTTTTAAAATGTCCATTTTCTGAAAAGGCCGATTCGCCTCTGCAAAAACCCGGAAAAAAAGCAGTTGTGATTGAAATGCTCTCATTTTCGTTTTTTTGTGAAAAATGTTGTGATGCTAATTTTTTCGTGTTTTTATGGATTATTTAGGCGAATTATAATATTTGGTTAGTTTATATCCATGAATCCTAACCCAAAAATGCCAAAACATGCCAAAGAATTTGTCTGCGATTTTTGCGATTTC